ATCAGCAGAACGTCGTTCGTACGTTCTGCCAGTAATGACAAGTTTATGAACGGATTCAGATTGGTTGGACCCACTTGATACCAACCCATTGGCATAAATAACCCAGCTCAGCTGGACACTACATGCCAACACCATCTTGCCCCGACTCAGTCGGCAGCGTCAACACACCGAACTCCACGGCGATCCCCGTATCGCCAACGAACCCGGCGCGGGCGTACGTCGCTCCAGCGCTGAACATCGGGACCTACTCTCTCACCGACGCCTGCTCGAACCTTGACTCGAAGTATCAAGAGGACGTCGCAGCAGAGAACCTCAATGTGTCTGGTGCACCGGTCAACGTCTTCAAGCTGCTTGGCATTCACGAGCAGGGCAAGCTCATCGACCTCACTGGGACCGGCGCGCCACTCGGCAGCGGTGCTCCAGATCAGGCGTTCGATGCGCTTGCTGGGTCGTGGATCAGCGCTGAGACCGGTGCTGCCGTGCTTGAAGCGCCAGCCTACATCGGCTACGACTTCGGCGCTCGTCTCACATCATTCGGACAACCAGAGACGGTGCCGGCCCCGAACATTCAGCTGCACGTCACGTCCTTTCGCATTCAACAGGGTTCAGACCCAGCCACTCGCGCCCTTCAAGTTCGCATCGACCGAAGCCACGGTGGCTATCGCGTTGACCCACTGAAGGTCAACTTCACAGGCGTTGGCAATGGTGGCTTCGGCAGCTTCAGCGCTGGCGTTGAGGCGAAGCCTGGCACGCTGATGCTGGCTGCTCTCTCGCCAACGCAGTTCAGCGTCTTCTTCACGGGCAGCGCTGGCACCGTGGTGCTTGGCGTCGCCACCGTTGGTGTGCGCTTCAACTCAACGATCTGCTCGTTCACTCTCACGACTGGGTCAATCCCATACGATGTCAATGACCTCTTCACCGTAGTCATCGAGCTCGAGTGGCTGCGAGTTGACGTCGTCAATCTACCGAACCTCGCTACACCAGCCCTCATTCGCGTACGTCAATCATCGCAAGCTCGCTACTGGCGCGTTGTGCCGTTGAGCTTCGCTGGCGTGCTGAGCAATCAACCTTGGGTCGTTGAGAAGCTCGAGCTGTTCGACTTTCAGCAGACGCGCCTCGACGACATTCAAGATAGTCTGTACATGGAAAACCGTGACCGCGACTACGCCAAGGCGTCGATGCAGCTCAAGGCAGCGTACACACCGTTCGACGCCGTCAGCGACCTGTCGAAGTTCGGCTTCAGCATCGCCGACATCTACACCTTCACCACCAGCTTCGCGCAGATGGTCGCCACGCTTGGTCGTCCAATCGTTGTTGGCGATGTGCTTGAACTGCCAGGCGAGCTTGGCTTCGACCACAACCTCAAGCCAGTGCGCAAGTTCCTTGAGGTGTCAGACGTGAGCTGGAGCGCTGAGGGCTTCACCACGAACTGGCGTCCAATCCTCTATCGCTTTCAAGCGCAGAACCTGATCCCGTCGCAGGAGACACGCGACATTCTCGGCACCGCCGACACGCAGAAGTACATCATCGATGATGGTTCATTCTTCGCTGGCATCGAGCAGATCTCGACGGCCGACCTTACTGCCGCCGAGCGTAATCAAGCTGAAGCGGTCGATGCTGTGCCTGAGAAGGGCACGAACGTTCGTGAGGAGGCCTCTGGCACGAATCGCTTCGGGCAGCCTGGCTCCTATGATGGCGTTGGTGTCTACGTTGAGGATGGTCTGCCGCCAGATGGCAAGCCATACGAGACTGGCTTCAAGCTGCCAGACGTTGGTACCGGTGTGAACGGATCCTTCTTCCGTCTTGAGTACGATCCGAAGCTCAACATTCCAGCTCGCCTCTACAAGTTCTCGAGCATTAAGGGCAAGTGGATCTTCGTTGAGACTGACCGTCGCACCGCTCGCTCAGCGCATCGTCCATCGCAGCTTGAGATTCTGAATCGCACGACCACGATGCCGCTCAACACTAAGAAGCCAGTCTGATGCTCCTACAAGAACTCACAGTCAAAGACACCAAGGATCCAGAGGACATTCTCAAGATCCTTCGGCGAGACTGCAAGCCGTTTCTATCGTCTGGTCTTTCGCATCCATTCTATCGTGGTCTGCCACGCGCCTTTGCCGGTAAACAAACCCCGATCATCACGCTCGAGTACGATCTGAAGGAAGTGCATCTGATCAAGATGACGCGTCAGCACGATCGGTTGCCTACTGGCACGAACCCAGCCGTTCACGACCTGTTCGACACGCTGTTCAACTCAAAGTTCGGTTGGAAGGCTCGATCGTCTGGCGTCTTCGCCTCTGCCGAGTGGGCTCAAGCCAACGGCTATGGCATGCCATTCGCCTTCTTTCCAATCGGCAACTTTCACTCGCTCTGGTCGCCTGAGGTCTACGATCTGTTTGCAGCGCTGCCACGCGGGCTCGAGACGATGATCGTCCACGGCAGCTCTAAGGAGAAGGTCGAGGGCAAGCTGCGGTTGCGCCACTACTTCGACACGCTCGACTATCATGCGGATGATCTGAAGAGCCTCGGCGACGACCATCGCGAGGTGATGTTTGACTGCGACAGCTACTATCTGGTTGATGCTCATAGCAAGTGGGACGAGACTGACCATCCAGTGCTCAAGGAACTTTTCAAATGATGACCTTCAAGGACTTTATCGCCGAGGACATAGTGCCGAACATGCCGCTGGCGCAGTATGTCAAGATGCGCTGCGCACCGTACCTCAAGCTGCCGGGCGCTACGTCTGGTCTGCTGTTTCGTGGTCTTGGGCCGTTTGGCACCTCGTCTAAGGAGAAGATCAACGGCACCGATGTCAAGTGGAAGGTCGTCACCGCTCGCAAGAACCGTCCGGCAGGCGACACGCCGCAGGAGTTCTCAGACGAAGCAGACAAGTACTTTCAAGAGATGTTTGGTTGGAAGGCTCGTGGCGACGCGACGTTCGTATCTGGCAACATGTTTCAAGCCGGCAACTACGGCGACGTTCACATCGTCATTCCAATGGGCGAGACGAAGTTCGTTTGGTCGCCAAAGCTCGTAGACCTGTACACCGAAGTCTTCATAAAGCTCTTTGGGCGCTATGGTCCAAAGAGCAACAAGGACCCAGAAGAGCATGCCAAGTTCATTGAGGCAATCAAGAAGGCGAACTACATCGACACCGATCTGACGAAGGCTATTAAGTCTAAGCACGAGATCGCGCTGAACTGTCAGCGCTACGTCGCCATCGACATATCAAAGGTGCCAGCGCACGGTCGCTGGGACATCGCTGGCGCAATCGGAATCAAGAATCAAACATGAAGCTGCGCGACCTCTTCGAGGACCAACAGACTCTTGAGCAAGCTCTCAAGGACTGCGAGCCATATCTCAATCTGCCTGGCGCTAAGAACGGCATGCTGTTTCGTGGCATGCGCAACCTCAGCTTCGACGACTACAATCGTGATATGGCGACTGGCACTCGCTGGTTGAACTTCAAATCTCGGCGTAATCGTCTGCCATCTGACACGCCATCTGAGTACGCAACTCTCGCTGACGACGTGTTTCACGAGAAGTTCGATTGGTACCCACGGACCAACGGCACGTTCGTCACCGGCAATCTCAAGGATTCTCGTGAGTACGGGATTCCGCACGTCGTCATTCCAATCGGGCCGACGCGCTACGTCTGGTCGCCGAAGGTCAAGGATCTGTTCCTTTGGCTCACTCAAGGGCTAGGGCTGTACACCGCGATGGCGGAGATGGCAGAGGACGAGCGGCACGCCTTCTTCACAGCCGAGCTCAAGAAAGCCGGCTACAAGGACACCGATCTTGGAGCTGGCATCCCAAGTGGTCACGAGATCATGCTCAGCTGCGATAGATACATAGCCGTCCGCTGTGATGGCGGCGAGTCTGGCATCATGGCTGCCGTCTACGAGCTAACCGACATCGAACCGGACTGAGCATGAAACTACAAGATCTCTTTGAATGGCAAGAAACGCTTGGATCGGCGCTGAGGTCTAACTGTGGCGCCTATCTCAAGGCGCCAGGCGCTCACGCCGGCTTTCTGTTTCGTGGCATGCGCGCCAATCAGCTCGCACGGTACAACGAGGACAATGAAACTGATCTGAAGTGGACCATTCTTCAGACTCGCAAGAATCGCCAGCCGTCGGATACGCCAGACGAGTTTCACGAGCTGGCAAACGAGTTCCTTCTTCAGAAGTTTGGTTGGAAGCCACGCACTGATGGTGTCTTTGCGACGAGCAGTCACAAGGAGGCTAATGGCTACGGTTTGCAGCACGTCTTCTTTCCAATCGGTCCTGTCGACTACATCTGGTCGCCGCACGCCCATGATCTGTACGTCAACATCTACCACGACATCCTGGCGCATGGTCCGAACAGCGCGCTTGATGATGACGAGCAGCACAAGATCTTTCTGAAGGCGCTTGAGAACGCGGAGTATCAAGACTGGGGTCTGAGCTACGCAATTGAGAAGGGTCATGAGATCATGTTCAACTGCGACCGTTATCTCGTTGTTCGCTGTGGTTCCAACGAGAAGGATGAAGTGCTTGAAAAGCTCGCCGAGCTAACTGGGATCGACCATGAAGCTGAGTGACCTCTTTGAAGATGACAGCGAATCGCTTGAGGACGCCATCAAGCTCTGTCAACCGTACCTCTCAATGCCTGGCGCCAAGACCGGCTTGCTCTGGCGTGGCGTCAACACAGAGGACGATCGCTTTCAGCGAGATGAGCAGGACGACGGCACGGTTATCTCGTGGGGCATCTTCAACCGTCGAAACTATCGTCAGCCGAAGTCAACACCACTCGAGTACTCTGAGGCTATGGACGAGGTCTTCAAGAAGGAGTTTGGTTGGAAGCCTCGTCAGCAGGGCGTCTTCGTCACTGGCTCGCGTGGGCACGCATCTGGCTACGGCAAGGAGTACGTCTGCGTTCCTATTGGTCCGACGCGCTTCGTGTGGTCTGGCAATGTTGAAGACCTGTTCATCATTTGCCAGAACTTTCGCGAGCGACAGGGCGACTCCGTTGAGAAGTTCAAGAAGTTCCTCCTGACGCTTGATTACATCGACACTGATCTATCGCGCGCCATCAAGTCGCATCACGAGATCATGCTCGACTGCGATAGCTATCTGCTGCTGTACACCAACGATCGTAGCAAGATCAAAACGCTACTAGGCATGTAATGATTCTACAAGACCTCTTCGAAGCAAAGGCGACCATCGCCTCAACCATCGCTCGCTGCAAGCCATACCTCAGCATGCCTGGCGCCAAGACCGGCTTGCTGTATCGTGGCATCGAGCTGTCGTGGAAGGACTATCGCCACGAGGAGGTGACGCTGCCAAGTGGTGAGGTCATCGCCATTGACTGGACGATTCTGAAGCGTCGAGTCGGTCGTGAGCCGACCGCAACGCCACACGCGTACGCTTCTGCGGCTGATGACTTCTTCAACGAGAAGTTTGGTTGGCGCTGTCGGTCGGCTGGTACGTTTGCAACTGGGTACGAGCTTGAGACCGGCATCTACGGCGACACGCACATTTTTCTGCCGATCGGCAAGACCCGCTTCGTGTGGTCAGACTTCGTTCGCGACATGTACGAGCTGGTGAACAAGATTCGAATGTCGCCAAAATTTAGCAACCTCAATGATGACGAGCGCATGAAGGCTCTCGTCGAAAAGCTTGAGAGCTCTGACTACGTCAGCAGCGGTCTGGGTGATGCTATTCGTTCGCGCAAGGAGATCATGGTCGACTGCGGCAGCTACATTGCTGTTCTGGTTGACCGAAACAGCACTACCGTGAACGATGTGGCAACCCGTAAATACATCAAAGACCTGACTGGCATCTCATGAACCTACGAGACCTCTTCGAAGTTAAGAAGCCTGCGCTTCATCCATCTGAGCTCGGCGACCTACTTGCCGCCGATGCTGGGAAGTATCTCAACACTGCTGGCGTGAAGACAAGCTTTCTGTACCGTGGTCTGACCGTCCCGCTTCAGAGCTACACGACCGAGGAGATCGACGGTAGCGAGGTGTCGTGGATCATCATGGACGCACGCCGTGATCGCGAACCCGTGAGCACGCCGAAGGCGTTCTCTAACGCCGCTGACGCCTACTTCAATCAGCACTTTCGTTGGACGCCACGCCGCGATGGCACCTTCGCCGTCAAGAACCTCAGTCTCGCTCGCGACTACGGCGAGGGTAACATCTTCATTCCGCTCGGCGACTTTCGCTTCATCTGGTCTGAGGACATTGCCGACCTCTACATCGCCTACGATGAGATCAAAGAGGACTGGTATGAAGCCAACCTGTCGAGAGACGAGATGATTGAGAAGTGGGTCGAGTATCTTGACACAGCTGGCTACACCAATCAAGACCTTGGGCGCGCTATTGCATCTGATCATGAGATCATGTTCGACTGCAATCAGTATCTGCTCGTTCATCTTCCGCTGTCTCGTGGTCCGAACGGTGGCACTGCTGTCGCTAAGGTCATGACCGCCCTCACCGGCATCAAGTACGGATACAAATGATCTCTAACTACCACTTTGACAATCAGCTGCGCGCTTACATGCTGCAGTTCGTCAGCATCTTCTACGGACTGCAGGTGCAGACTGGCAAGGGCGAGTGCGATGAACCTGAGTTCATTCAAGTGCCAGTCGTCATCGGCAACAAGGACAAGGTCGTTGCTGCCATCATGACTGGCAACACCAACAATCGGTCGTTCGCGCTGCCGCTGATGTCTGCTCACCTCGTCTCACTTGCACAGGCGCCAGAGCGCCGCAAGGTGCAGGCGTACGTCGACCAGCGCGTCACGATGAAGGCTGGTGGTGTGTTCCCAGATGACCTGACGGTTGTCAAGCGCGCCATGCCAATCCCATACAACATGACGCTCGAGCTGTCCATCTACGCCTCGAACATGCAGCAGCGCGATCAGATTCTCGAGCAGCTGCTGGTGCTGTTCAACCCAGACCTGCAGATTCAAAAGAGCGATGGACCATTCGACTGGACGAAGTTGACGAAGGTCGAGCTGACCGACATCAGCAACGAGGAGAATTATCCGACTGGCACTGACAAGCGGATAATCACCTGGACTCTAATGTTCGAGGTTCCAATCTATCTGAGCATTCCAATGGGCGTCAAGGACGATCTGGTGCGCCGCATCACGATTCGCATCGGCGACCTTGACAGCATGCAGATTGGCGTCGTTGATGAGAACGGTGAGATTCTGCCGTTCGGCACCGTGCTGACCACGCTTGACATCACGACTCGCGACCCGTCTGGTCCGACACCATTCCCACCGACGCCACTGCCATGATCACCTTTCGTCAGTATCTAGAAGAGCGCTCGATGAGCGCAACTGAGCTTGAGAAGGTCGCGACTCGGCACGCCAACACTGCGAAGATCGGCTTCGAGTTCGAGTTCGCCCTGCCGCCTGGACATCGCCTCATCTCCGCCGAGAGCAACGAGATGCGCGACACGGCAACGCTCGACGAGTTCGATGACATGGAGGAGCTGCTGCACGCTCTTGGTGCTGCTCGCCGAGACTTCAGCAGCTTCAACAGCGCCTACAACGATTGGAAGGAAGAAGCTCAGAACCTCTGGGTTGATGAGAACTGGAACGCCTATAACGAGAATGATGAAGATGAGGGGCGCAGCGAAGCGTTGGATTACTACGAACGCAGAGAAGCTGAAGGCATGACCGAGCTCGAGTTCGTCAAGAGCGAGTATGGCAGTCGCCTTGAGATGCTGGCTCACTTTGGCGTGTCGCCAGACCACGGCTGGAGCGACGAGCGCAACAACGACCGATCAGCCTTCTACACCTCGCAAGCATCTGAGGACGATGAGAAGTTCACGCACGAGCTTGTCGCCAAGGAGCTGCACAGCGACCTCGGCGTTGACATCGTTGTCCCAGCAATTGAACCACACGAACCGTCGACGCAGTGGATGGTGGTGCCAGATGGTTCAATCAGCGGTGGCAGCGGCGTCGAGGTCGTTTCACCACCGTTGCCGCTGAAGGAAGGTCTTGAGAAGCTTGCTGAGATGTTCGCGTGGATGAAGAGCCAGTACGTCATCACCAACGCGAGCACGGGCTTTCACATCAACGTCAGCACGCCAAATCTTTCGAACCTCGACCCAGTCAAGCTCATCGTCTTTCTCGGTGAGAAGCACGTGTTGACACAGTTCAATCGGGTGCTGAACACCTACACATCGCAGCAGTCTGAGCGCATCATCAACTCAGTCGGCTCATCAGGCAAAATGCCGAAGGAGGCGCAAGCGCTCATCGACCTGGCAAAGTCGGTGCTGTCCAATCAGAAGTACTCGTCGGTCAATCTGAGCAAGCTGGCGCACGGCTATCTTGAGTTTCGCATCGTCGGCAACGAGAACTATCACAAGCGCCTGAACGAGGTTCGCTCAGCCTCGCTGCGCTTCGTCTCAGCGCTTGAGGTCGCCTGCGACCCTGACGCCGAGCGCAAGCTGTACCTGAAGAAGCTGGCAGCGATGATGGACCTCGGTACGACGCGCGACCACAACGATGACTTCGACAATCGCCCAATCACCGACATTCTCGACATGGCGAGCGAGAACAATCTACCGTATGACCAAATGATGGAGATGGCGAAGAAGGGCAACGTCACGGCAGTGCAGCGCGGCAAGGCGGTGAACTTCATCATCAACATTCTGATGGAGCAGCTTCACTCTTCATTTGTCTCACTCGGCATCAAGCATCCAAGCGCGCGCCACCGTGCTGAGCTGAAGCTGCTGCTGAAGCGCCTTGGAGTGACAACGGATGACCTTCACGCGGTGGCAGACAGACCTGAAAGTACCCTCAACCTTCGTTGGTTCTTCGCCGAAAAGTGAGTCGAAAACGATGGCGTGAAATCGTCATCGCCATAAATACTCCCATGAACAATCAGAACGGTCGTTGACCGTCTACTCAGGAGAAAATCAAACATGGCAGCTCTCATTTCACCGGGCGTAAGCGTAACGGTCACCGACCAAAGCTTCTTCTTCCCGACCGCTGCGGCGACAGTCCCGCTCATCTTCCTGGCAACTCGCGCCAACAAGCGTCAGGCTGACGGCGTCTCGACGGCGTCTGGCACGCTTGAAAGTGGCGTCGTTCGCACCATCACCTCAGTGACGCAGTCGCTGCAGCTGTATGGCGTGCCGTACTTCCACACCGACATCTCTGGTCAGGGTCTGCACGGCGATGCTCGCAATGAGTACGGTCTGTTCACGCTGAACAACTTCCTCGGCATCGGCAACCGTGCCTTCGTCGTTCGCGCCAACATCGACCTGAATGACCAGACCGACACCTTCATGTCGCTCGGCACTCCAGTCGCTGAGAACCTTCAGTTCGTTGGTCTCGGCACTGGCACTTGCACTGGCATCAGCGCTGCATCAAGCCTGGTCAAGACGCAGACGATCACTGTGACCTTCTCAAGCCCAACGTCCTTCGGCATCACTGGCTCGGTCAGCGGCTACATCACCGCCGGCAACGTCGGTCAACCATTGCCAGTCGCATCGCCAATTCAGCTGTCGATCACCGCTGGTGCTGGTGTTGGTTCGCACGCCTTCGTCGCTGGCGACAAGTTCACCTTCGATCTCGTTTACGCTGCTACCCCAGCCGTTGGCAACACGGGTAATGGCACCGTCACAAGTCTGCGCACTGACGCTTATCTGACGAACAGCGTTTGGACCATCACGTTCTCGTCACCGACCGCCTACTCGGTGTCTGACGGCATCAACACTCCAGACTCTGGCGTCGTTGGCTCGCCGTTCGACAACAACAAGCTGAACTTCACCATTCTGGCTGGCACACTCCCGTTCGTCGCTGGCGACGAGTTCGACATCACCGCAGCTCAAGTTCAAATCGTCTCGCCGCTCGGCTCGACCGACCTGGCTCGTCGCGGTGAGATCGCCAAGGCTCTGCGCGCCGCGATTGGTCTCAACGTCGAAATCCGTTCTGAGCTCTATGAGTACAACCTCATTGTCTGCCCAGGCAACTACGACGTCGCAGCCTCGCTCATCGACCTCGCCAACAGCATTCACGACGAAGCCTTCGTTCTGCTCGACACACCGTGCGACCTGAACCCAGAGCAAGTCACATCGTGGGCAATGACCTCGAAGCGTCAAGGCGGCAACGGCAACGCGTACTACTACCCATGGGCCATTCAGTCGAACCTCGACGGCGCCCTCGTGTTGATCCCGCCATCGGCTGTCGCGCTGCGCACGCTGGCTTTCAGCGATGATCAGTCGTACGTCTGGTTCGCACCAGCCGGTACCGCTCGTGGTCGCACCTTCGGCATTCAGTCGGTTGGCTACGTCACCGGCACGCTCGGCACCGCAACGACCTTCATCGAGACGAACCTGAACCAAGGTCAGCGCGATGACATGTACATTCAAGGCCACGCCATCAACCCAATCACATTCTTCCCAGGTCGTGGTACCCTCGTCTGGGGTCAGAAGACCTCGCAGTACGACTCGTCAGCCATGGACCGTATCAACGTCGTCCGTGGTGTCATGTTCCTGCGTCGTGTGCTTCGCAAGGGTGCGATGCCGTTCGTGTTCGAACCGAATGACCAGATCACTCGTGACAACCTGAAGGCAGCCGCCGACGCTCTGCTCAGTGACATGATGGTCAAGCGCGGTCTCTATGACTTCGCCACCTACTGCGATGGCACGAACAACACGCCAACCGTGATCGACAACAACCAGCTGATCCTGGACATTGCCATCAAGCCAACGCGTGCGGCAGAGTTCATCTCCATCCCAATCCGCGTCGTGGCTACTTCAGCCACTATCTAAGTCGACCAGCGCGTCGACGAATGGGGACCTAGGTCCCCGTTGCTGTAAATAGACGCAGCACAATCCACACCGGAGATGACACATGAAGGTCACTGAACTATTCGAAGCCTACTCAGTTCTGCCAAAGCTTGAGAACATTGGAACCATCGGCGTCAAGCAGGCTGGCAACGTCTACACCGTGTCAGCCAGCGCCAAGTCAGGTCCCATCGTGGCCGGCATCATGAGCGTTTGCAAGACGCTCGGCAGCAAGAAGGGCTACACGCTCAAGACCCTCACTGGCAAGGTCATCGACCAATCGGTGCTGTTCAAGCTCTATGACACTCGCCCATACGGCGTGAAGGTCGTGTCCGACGAGCCGAACGCCGCCGAGGTGATTCAGAAGGCAGCGGAGTCCGCTACCGCTGGAGTCATCTCTGACTTCAAGAAGATGGTGCAGCACAAGAAGGACGCGCCGAAGCGTAAGGCTGAAGCGTCGAAGTACGCTGCCGCTGGTCGCCGTGAAGACATGAAGAAGTACGACGAGCTCTACGGCAAGGGTACTTGGAACCGTGTCACGTACAAGCAAGAAGGTGGCGACGACGGCTATCAGTACGTCGTGCGCGTCGATGGCAGAGTGATTGACAATGGTCTCACGCTGTCTTCAGCCAAGTACGAGAAGCGTGAAGCGGTCAAGCGTCTCGCCAAGAAGGAAGGTCTGGGAACCTTCGGGAAGAAGTCATGAAGGTAACTGAACTATTCGAAAGTCTGGCACCAGGTCAAGCGGCTTGGAAGGCTGAGATGACGAAAAAGGGAGCCGTCAAGTTCAAGCGCGACGAGCACGGCGGTGGCGCCGTTGATCGCATCGTCGCCTACAACGAGGCTGGCAAGGTCGTTGGTGGCTTCAATCTGAAGGCACGCGTCGCCGAAGGCGTCAAGGACAACTCCGAGAAGCTGGCAACGCTGAAGCGCCGCCTTCGTGAGCTGACAACTGACTTTCACAACATGGGCTACACCTTCGGTGAGGCTGAGCGCAAGCTTCGCGTCAAGCAGATCAAAGACGAGATTGCCGAGATCGAGGCGAAGTGATCACCTTCAAGCAGTTCCTCGAAGAGGAAGAACGAACCATCCACGCCAAGAAGATCAAGGACGCAAAGCCTTGGTCTGCTAAGCTGGCTGAGGGCGACTACACCATCGGTGACGTCACGTTCAGCGCAGCCAATGGTCTTGGCGCGGTGCCGTACAATCAAGAGGTCAACTACTTCGGCTTCGTCGGGATGACAAAGCCATCAACGTTTCTAGAGCTCGCTCTGCCGCACGACGGTCAGCGTGAGCTTGACGCGAGCAACATTCAGCGGCTGATTGAGGAGGGCTACGCGTGTGGCATTCCGTTCATGCAGCTTCGACTGAACGACGAGGGTCTGCCACGCATCGAGGGGCATGAGGGTCGAGCTCGCATGATTGCCATTCAGAAGATTCTCGGCGATCAACCAATCCCAGTTCACTTTCTGCTGATGAACGGACTGCGCTCGAAGAACCTGACGCCAGAGCGTCTCGAAGCTATTCGGGATGGCATCGAGTCTGAGAACGGCAGCAAGTACGTTCGACATCCATTCTCACGAATCTACGTCAAGGGCGAAGCCGCCTAAAACGACAATGGGAGTCGACTAACTCCCATTGGGTGAACCGCACGCGATTCCTTATTTGCCTACTAATGCTATTAAATGTGCGCGAGTGATTTTGTGATCACGAAGTAGACGCACATGTCGAACACGTAGTCGCTCCACATCGTCCGAGTCGTTGGTTGATCATCGGTATCACGGTCGAGGACCTGATAGTTGGTGCCGTACTTCTGGTACTCTGTGAGACCGGCATTGAACTGCTCAACGGTTAACTTGATGCGATCGTCGACGAAGGGTTGCGTGACGGGTGGTCGAGTGAAGAAGACCTCGAGCACGTCGAACCGACGTAGAAACTCTGCGTGATAGAACTCAGACACAGCGGTCGACTCGCCACGCAGCACCTTGTCGTAGACGAGGTTCGACACGACGAAGCGGTCGAGCAGATAGACCTTGGACGGGTCGAGCAGCTCGAACATCGAGAACAGCAGCTCGAAGTCCTTCTCGGTGTTGATGCGCAGCAGGTCGCCAGACGGCAGCGTCTTCTTGAACTCGATGATGTGCGCAGCACCAGGACACGCGTGCTTCACTTGGCGCATCATCGTTGACTTGCCGCAGTTGTCCATGCCGTCGAAGACAATGAAGCTAGTTTTTGCAGACACGCACGAACTCCTGGTTGTAGTACTGGTCGGTCTCCGCCGGCTCGTAGACGAACGGAGTATGGTCGAGCATATTATACCACGCCGTCTCAAGCGCAGTCTCAAGCTGATCGAGGTTGTCGATCGCCACTGGGTTGTCGATCAGGTTCGAGGTGAACGTCACCATTGGGCAACCGTAGTACAGAAACTCGACGGTGCCTGGGTGCAGGACCGTGTCGATGTCGTCGAGCATCACGATCATCGGCACCGAGTCGAGGTGACCGTAGTACTCGGCCTTCGTCGGCTTGATCCGTTGAACATAGTCTGGCAGCGCGTCGCCACTGCTCTCGTTCGGATCGGTGATGACGACGAACCAGCCCTTGTCGGCGAGGCCTTGGCGCTCGAACGCTTCGAGAAACTCAGTCCACTTGTAGGCCTTGTCGGACAGGCGGAACGGCCAGAAGATCAGCATCGGGTCGCAGGCCGGCGGCGTTGGCTTGGACTTCGGCAACAGCAGCGAGTGCGCGCACTTCAGATCGAAGAAGACACGGTCGATCAGGTCCGGACGAACCTCGAGGATGTACTCGCGCTGTCGAGGGTTGATGACCGTCGTGAAGAGCGATTGCTCGATCGACTTCAGATCCTTCTCGAAGAACTTGTCGATGTACGGCCGATCGAGCTCTGGCAGCTTCGTGATGTTGAAGTTGTAGATGACCGGCAGCTTGCCGTAGTAGCCAGTGATGTCGGTGATCAGCAGGTCGAAGCCGTGAATCTTGTCCACGTCGTTCGCAGCCCAGAAGATCTCACGAGTCTCGACGGCATTCTCGCCGTACTCGAACGGACGAATCTTGATGCGGTCGGTTCGAGCGTGAACGAAGGCAGCGGCCTCAGCGTAGTCGCTCGAGTTGAGCGGCACGCCGAGCGCGACGTAGTCGAAGTCGGACGCGAGCGCGCGAGCTAGAGCCAGCTGAAAGTTGCCATCCTTGAGGATGGCGTACTTGCCGGTCTCATAGCTGCGCATCGAGAAGATGGGCAGCCAGAGCGCTCTCATTGCGAAGCGACCTTCAGGTCAGGCATCGTCGGCACGAAGCTGTTCCAGCCACCGGTGGTTGGCGGCTCAACACCATCCTCGTCGTTGAAGATCACCGCAGCCGGGACCGTGATCGTCTTGATCTGCGGCGGTGCCTTCTTCTGAATCACGCCAATGCGACCGTCTTCGGCGTCGGCCAGAATCTTGTCGACCAACGGCTGCTCACGCTCGAAGTAGTGAGCGCTGACGATGTTGTGATGGTAGATGCCGAGCTCGAGCGCTGGGTGCACGGCCTTCAGCGCCTTCCACAGGTACTCGTGCAGCATCGTCATGTTGAACACGTCGTAGCAGAGGGTGAGGACCATGTTGTTGGAGCGCATGTGGGTGTACATGTTCAGATGACCGTCGCGAATCAGCCACGTGAAGGAGTCGGTACATGGGTACTCTTCCTTCGTGTCGGTGCCGAGCATGTTGAGGTCGTCCTCGTTCAGCACGTGAATGACGCAGCGACGTGAGTCAGGGTCGCGCGTCAGCTCTTCGATGATGAAGGGCAGCTGCTTGAGAATGCGCGGACCGTACGCCGTCGAGAAGTTCGTCGGCATCGCCTTGTCGTCCTTCGGCTTGTCGATGAACTCGACCGCGTGCTTGTTGGCGCCGGAGACGTAGGAGAAGTCGGTGTCGCCGTTGACCATCCAGATGAAGAACTTCATCGCGAACTCGTAGTTGACCTCGCGAGCCTTGTTCCAGACCATGCGGTCGCGCGGGTCGGTCAGCTCGAAGGTCAGGTTCGTGATCTCACGCGAACCAACGCCACGCGGCGACGGGGTGTACTCGGGATTCTCCTTCAGCATGCGCAGCATGTCGAGGTAGATCGTCTCGAAGTTGTTGCCGATGAAGTACTTCTGCGTTGCGCAAACGGCCCAGAACTCGCCAGCGGCCTGTTCGTCATCGGAGGTGTAGTCGAGAGTCATGATTGTCCTTGAAGGTTGAAGCCGGTGTTGTAGGCTGAGGTGAGATAGGCGTCGGCGAGGGCTGGCGTCATGCGTGGGCCCACGTTGCTGCAGACGTGAAAGGAGGGATGAAGGCCACAGTAGCGCATGGCATCGCCAAGATAGGTCAGGTCTGGATCCTTGTCCTGACCCAGCGTGATGAAGCACGTCACTGGGATGTTCAGCGTTGGTGTCATTCTACCAAGCTTCTCATCGTACTTGAACGCCATGTCCCGGACGAAGACTGTTTGAAGCAGGTCGACGAGCTTGGCCGGCGGCATCTCCCACCAGCACGGGTAGACGAAGTTGATGTGCTCTGCCCAACCCGTTGTCACAAGCCGATGAACGAAGTCAGAGCAGCCGCCGTCGAAGGCGTGCGCGCGTCGAACCCAATGTTTGGCGTCGTCAGCACCCTTGTGAAACTTGTCCGCCAACTGATGACAGAACGATCCATGGCGTGGATCGGGGTGAGCGATGATTTGAAGGACGTTCATGGTCTTTCCGTAGTGATGAGCAGATTGTATCTTATCGGCGGCACGCCTCGACCCGTCTTCAGGATCAACGAACCGCCTGCTCAGGATGCACCAAAATTTCAGTGCCCTCGCATAAATAGGTCATCACACTGCTCTATGAGCTCACAGGAGATAAGACAATGGCAACACTGGCTAACATGGGTATTCCGGGCGCCGGCGCTGGTATTCTTCACCCACGCCTTCGCAACAAGTTCCGCATCACGTTTCTGAACATTGGTCAGCTCGTGCCAGGCACCAACTCACGCAACATGACAATGCAGGTCACGACGATCACGCTGCCGAACATCTCGTTCACCGAAGTTGTTCTGCATCGTTACAACTCGACTGCGTACATCGCCGGCAAGCACGAGTGGCAGCCAATCAACGTGACGGTCGAAGACGACATCACCGGCCTCGCCGCCACGGTTGTCAAGGCTCAGCTCGAGACTCAAGGTCGCATCATCGGCGTTGACCTCGACGGTCGTTGGCTGAACACTGCTGCCACTGGCTCGGACTACAAGTTCGGCGCCAAGATCGATCAGCTCGACGGCGACGAAGGCGTTGTTCAGACCTGGATCCTTGAAGGCTGCTTCATCGCTTCCGCTGACTTCGGCGATCGTGACTACTCGGCTTCTGAAGCCGCTACCATCGTGATGTCGATTCGCTTCGACCACGCTCGCCACATCGAGACCGGCGCTGGCTACGGTACTGCGCTCGGCGGTAACGTCGCTTAAGCTTTCACGAGCACATTGGAACGGGACCCTAGGGTCCCGTTGTCGTATCCTGAAAGCAGATAAATAGGTTCATCACACTTGGACCGTAAATGCCAGCATCAATCAAAGGCCTACTGAACGACTCGCAGATCGCGCTTGAGAAGCAAGCGTCCGATAAGTTCGGTGCGGCGGTTGAGGGCTTCGCGCACGGCACGCTCGGGCTTACTGATCCGAACAAGGTTCAACCAAAGGTCAATCGCAATGATGGGTCGTGGTACGCAACGTCCTACGCTGCGGCTCTTGCTGGTGCCTCAGACTTTCGCCCGAAGCTTAAGTTCCTCTTCAAGGTCGAGTTCAACTTCACCCCAGAAGCTCAGAAGGTCATCAACACCGTTCCAAATCTGAAGAGCAAAGAGTTCTCGTTCATGATCAAGCAGGTTGACCGCCCGAAGATTACCTTCGAGTACGAAGAGGGCGTCAACATGTACAACTTTCGCACGAAGGCGCTGAAGAACATTCAGCACCGAGAGTTGACGATGATCTTCATGGACGACGTTGGCAATCGCGTCTTCGACTTCTTCCGTGTCATGATGATGATTCACTCTCCAATCACGCAGCGTGCTGTTGCTCGTGATGGCACGATGCTACCGCCAGAGCGCATTCAAGCTTCGTACAATGCCGGCAACAGCATGGCATTCACGCAGCTGACTGAGAACATGCTCAACAAGCAGGCGGCGAACAATAAGGACAACGCTCACCGCGCCGTCGTCAACTCGACGTTCGGCAACTCTATTGAGAGCATTCGAGTCAAGCAAATCTTCGTCAACCCAATGAAGGGTCTGGCAGACGCAGTTGAGATGGTCTCGTACGACTTCATCAATCCACGCATCACCAACTTTGACCTTGATGAGCTGTCGCACGAGAGCAATGAAGTCAATCTGCTGACAATGGTCTTCGACTACGACTGGATGGAAATGGTCGACATCGGCACCATCGGTTCGAAGACCGTGTCATACGGCGATGATCAGAAGCAACAGATGATGGCGAAGGGGTTGCACGGCGCCCCAACCGACATCTCACCAAACAGCGTGAATGGCGGCACCAACGCTACTGCTGCTGGTGGCAACAAGGGATTGTCTGGTGCGCTCGGCTCCATCGTCGATCGCCAGCTCACGAACGTCTCAAAGGACCTCGCCTCAAAGGCGCTCAAGACCGTGGCAGGCAATGGACGCTTCGCTAACGTCATCTCACAGCAAGCTGGCAGCGCCTTTGGCGGTGCTGGCGACGCACTGTTGAATGGCGCCGTATCTGGCATTGGCGGTCTGCTCAGCAGCGCCACGAACCCGAATGGGCGCACCGCGTCCAATGTTAGCTCATCATCTCGCCCTGGCGCAGACTCAACTTCGACTGGCACACCGTCAATGACGCAGGTGACATCGACTGGCGTTGACATCCCTTACGGACAGACCTAATGGCACATCAAGGTCGCTTCATTCCAAAGAACCCGCAGAAGTACGTGGGGCGCAGCACGAACCAAATCATGTTTCGGTCGTCGTGGGAGTGCGCCTTCATGAAGTGGCTCGACACCAACAATGCCATTCTGCGCTGGGGTTCAGAAGAGCTCGCCATTCCGTACGTGCATCCCTTTGACGGGCGCATGCATCGGTACTATCCAGACATGGTCATCATGTACATGGACACGACCGGCGCGGTCAAGCGCGAGATCATCGAGATCAAGCCGCACAAGGAAAGCGTTGTGACGCCAAAGATGACCGATCGCGATCGTCAAGCGCTCATGATCAATCAAGCAAAGTGGAAGTACGCCGCTGAGTACGCCGAGAAGAACGGCGCAGTCTTTCGCGTGCTCACTGAGCAAACCATGTTCAAGCAAAAGCCGAAGAAGGCAGTAGGAGCAGCAGTATGAAGGTCAATGAACTACTCGATGAAGGTTGGGCGAGCAAGACAGCGATGATCGCTGCGCCATTCGCTATCGCCGTTGGGACTGCCTACGTTGCGCCAAAGGCAACGATCGACGGCAACACCTACGACAAGACAACGATCCACATGATGGACAAGGCAAAGGACCTCAAGCACGGCGTGACCACGCTGCACGGCAAGAAGGTCAAGGTCGTGTACGGCACCGTCACGTCGCAAGCAAAGGGTGGTCCACGCGACATCAAGGTCTACGCAGTGAAGGACGACCAATGAGCGACGTTCGCACTCTCGGCAAGGTCAAGATTACCAACCCATTGGATGATCTCTTCAACACGCTGCCGAACGATCTCGAAGAGGCGGACAACTACGTTGGCGTCACTGAGGGTGAGCTCGCGGTAGCGCAGGGCAACGATGGCACCGCGGTCGTCGAGAAGGACGACGAGGACATCGAGATCGATCGCAAGGTCGATGAGGTCTACGAGGCAGCCATCGGCGCCTTCAACACGCAGACCGCCTACCTCGAGGTCATCGAGCCACGCTACGCCGCTCGCAACGCAGAGGTCGCCGCTAACTATCTGAACATCGCGCTGAACGCAGCGTCGGTGCGCGCCAAGGTCAAGGGTGATCGCAAGAAGAACGCAGCGTTCGTACCGTTCTCAAACAACAAGACAAGCGGTGCGGTCGTCGCCTCGCGTGAAGATCTGCTGCGCATGATGGCAACGGACGCGGAGCTGAAGTGATCACGTTCAAGCAGTTCCTTAGCCTCGGCGAGGCTATCATCAAGCCGTGGGAGCAGTTCTCCGTTGAGACGGAGAAGGCTGTCGGCATGCTGAACTCCTCGCATCGTGATGGTCTCAAGGCCATCACGACCGGCGGGCTGCTGTTCCGCGGGTTCAAGGAGCTCGGCGTTGAGCGTGGCTCGATGGCGATCGTCGATCCATCGAAGGGCGAGCGCACCTCACGCGACTCGAACAACATGTATCAGCTCGCGATGGATCGCTCTGCTGCGCTGAAGGATTATCCGTCTCGCAGCAAGGCGCTCATCTGCTCGACGAGCGCCTACGACGCTCGCCACTACGGTACGCCGTACGTCATCGTGCCAGTCGACGGTACGAAGATTGCGGTGTCGCAGTCTGAAGACTTCGCAACTGAGACGTTCATGAAGGGCAGCTTCACCTCGTCCGTTGAAAGCTTCAGCACGCTGCTACGGCGCGTCGCTGAGCAACTCAAGATTGATCACCGCGGTGATGGCAAGTTCACTGATGCTGATGCGCTCAATCGTGTCTTCGACTCTAAGACGCCTGAAGAGATCGCTGAGGCATTCGACTCGTACAGCTACTGTGTGATATCGAAAGAAGATTTGATCGACTTCTTTGAGAAGCACAAGAAGAATCGCTTTGACGCGATCGCCACGTTCAGCTTTACACCAGCGACGATCAGCACTCGCCTCGTCGAGTACGGCGAGAACCTTGAACCAATCTACGACTACGAGTGCTGGCTCAGCGCGCGCTGCATGGCAATCCCGTGCCCGATGTTCGGCGACATTCTGAATCGACTTAAGGAGCAGAGCTTCCCGATTCACGCTAAGTACAAGACGATGATGGAAAACGGAATCTTTCCAAAGATGATTGGGCGACAAGAGTGATCACCTTCAAGCAATACCTCAACGAGGTCATTCTCAAGAAGTGGGAGGAGGAGCCAGTCGAACACGACAAGCTCTTCGACCTGCTGATAAAGAGCGAGTCAGCGCTGAAGGCTATCGAGAACGGTGGGCTGCTGTTCCGCGGCTTCAATACAGCGACCGTCAAGGACTCTGTCTACATCGACCCGACGTCTGCTGCCCGCACCTCACGCGACTCGTACAACCTGTATCAGCTTGGTATGGACCGGTCTGTCTCGCTACAAGACTATCCGAAGCGCTCGCACTCGCTCATCTGCTCGACGAGCTGGCACCACGCTGATGACTATGGAAACGTGTTCGTCGTGTTTCCACCGAACAACGCGAAGGTCGTGATGTCGAACGTCTCAGACTTTCTAGAGCAGCCGATTGAGAGCGACTTTGGTAGTCGCGTCACAAGCCTCGACAAGTTCTTTCGACGCCTCTGCAATCTGCTCGACATCGAGCCTAATGAGCAGGGCAAGTTCATCGACGCTAAGCCAATCAACGCTGCACTCGACGCCGTCACATCGCGCCGTGCTGCCGAGCTCGTGTTCGACGCAGCATCACCGGCAGACCTCATCTACTACGAAAAGTTCTTCGAGACGCACAAGCGCAATCGCTTTGACGCGCTCGCCAGCGATGAGCTGACACCACGAGCTCTTGAGCTGCGCCTCAAGAAGTTTGGCGAGACGCTCTCTCCTGATCGCGGCGTCGAGTGCTGGGTTGACACGCGCTGCCTCGTCATCGCAGTGTCGCGCTTCGCCTCAATCATTCGACAGCTTGAGGATGCCGACTACTCAATCTATCGACAGTACATCGGTGACGCGACCGCGTGGCACTACAAGAACTAACTATGCTGACCTTCAAAGAATACCTGGAAGAAGCCGTTCTCAAGCCGTGGAAAGAGAAGGACATCGACACCAAGAAGCTGACGAAGCGATTGAGCGAGACGCACTCGAACTGGTTGTCTGCCGTGACGAATGGTGGACTGCTGTTCCGTGGTCAGCACGACATACACGGTGAGGTTCGTCAGATCAATCCAGCGAAGGGTCTTCGCTCGTCGCGCGACACGAACAACATCTATCAGCTCGCGATGGACATCTCACCAGCAATGAAGCTCTATCCATCGCGCGGTAAGTCGCTCATCTGCTCAACAACGCCAAGTGGTGCCAGCACCTACGGCTACGCGTACGCGCTCATTCCGGCAAACGACGCGAAGATTGCCGTCTCTGAAGAGGGTGACTTTCTCGAGCAGACTATTCACGATTCGATTGTGTGCGATGAGATTCGAGCCTTCGGACCTGACCTTCAACGTCTAGTAAAAGACTGCGGCGGCGAGGTCAAAGATACGTTTGAAACGGCAGCAGAGCTCAACAAGATCTTCTCCAAGCTCAATGCGAAGAAGTTCACAACAGCGCTTGTTGCCCGCGCGTCAAACACAATTGACTCTGGCGCTCAAGCGATGCTGCTCAAGGAGTTTGAGCGAAACGTTCACAACCGCTTCGACTATCTCGCCGCTGATTCAATGTCGCCTCTTCAGCTCGATCTTCGCCTGGTTCCGTACGGATCCTTTCTCAGCGACAAGAGCGTCGAGTGCTGGGTCTCATCGAAGTGCCTCATGATTCCGATGAAGATCTTCAAGGGCATGTTGCAAGAGCTAGACAAGAGCGGACACGAGATCGCTCACAAGTACGCTAGCATGGCGTGGCAAACATGATCACCTTCAAAGAGTTCCTCGCCGAGAAGGTCATCAAGAAGTGGGAGAGCCAGAATCTCACGGTTCGCAAGGCGATCGACATTCTGAACACCTCACATCGGGACGGGCTTAGCGCCATCTCTAACGGTGGGCTGCTGTTTCGTGGCAATGAGAACGCGCCTGACGCCATTCACACGATCGACCCGCGAACTGGCATTCGAACCTCAAGAGACTCGAACAGCCTGTACCAGCTCGCAATGGAGCGCTCGACAGCGCTGCAAGACTATCCGTCTCGCAGCAAGTCGCTCATCTGCTCGACGAGCTTTCTAAACGCCAACGCCTATGGTTCGGTGTACGTTGTGATTCCAGAGGATGGAACGCAGATTGCTGTTTATGAGAAGCGAGATCTGCTCTACGCCAAGTACAAGACCGGCACCTTCACTCAAGGTCTTGAGAGCTTCAGCTACCAGCTTGAAAATCTTGCCACTAGTCTTGGCTACGAGCCTAAGGGATACAAGTTCACGGACGCTGCCATGGTCAACAAAGCTTTCGCAAAGGCGACGGCTGAGGAGTTCGTCACTGAGCTGGCTGCCGCGATGCCGAAGACATTCAACTGGCCAACGTACACCAAGATCTTCGAGAAGGTCAAGAACAATCGCTTCGACTACATCGCCTCGCAAGACCTAACCCCGGCAACTTTGAAGCTGAGCCTGCATAAATACGGCAGTGCCCTCGGTGTCACGAACGTCAACAGCCCTCACGGAAAAGAGTGCTGGTTCTCAGCAAAGGCGATCTTGATTCCAGTCAGCATCTTTCGCGAGATTCTGACTGAGCTGGAGACGCAAGGACACCCGATTCACAAGGCTTACCAGAAGAACGCGATATGATCACCTTCAAGCAGTATCTCGACGAATCAATCAACGACAAGGGTCTCTTCAAGGCGATCTTCGTCATCGGGCTGCCTGGCTCTGGCAAGAGCTACACGATCACGAAGCTCAGCGGCGGCGTTGAGCCGCGCATCGTCAACACCGACCGTGCTGTTGAGCACCTCACTGGCATCACGAAGAGCAAGAAGAACATTCGAACCGACGCAAAGACCTTCGACAAGAATGAGGATGAGGTCGATGACCAGTGGACTCAGGACATTGCCGACTCGGCGCAGCGCATCACGGTCAACACGCTCACTGGCTACATCGATGGCATGCTGCCGCTCTTCGTCGACGGCACCTCGAACAACGTATCGCGCATCATGCACCGTGTCGGCATTCTCGAATCGCTTGGCTACGACGTGGGTATCGTGTTTGTGAACGCCACCTTCGAAACCGCTGTGCAGCGCGCCAACAACCGTCGTCGCAAGGTCACGCAGGACTTCATCAAGTTCGTCGCCGATCAGAACGCCGAGAACGTCGCCTATCTGAAGTCGAAGACTACCTTCTTCCGTCAGGTCGACAACGACGCAGGTCAGCTCAACGATGACGCCTTGAAGAAGGCTTACAAGTCGGTGCAAGCGTTCTTCAGCGCACCGCTCAAGAATCCAGTTGGTAAGCGCACGCTCGCCAAGCTTGAAGAGACGAAGCAGAAGTATCTGAAGCCATCGATCGTCACGGATGACAAGCTCAAGCAGCTCGTCAATGGGTGGTACAAATGAAGCTCGCCGAACTCTACGAAGCCGCTGCTGGTAAGGAGCTTCAGTTTGAGCCGGTGCCTGATGTTCAGAAGGCGATTGACCTGCTCAACGCTCACTGCAAGGACGCGCTGTGGATGCTGCACAACAACACGCCGATCTGGCGTGGTTTTTCGCACGCGCCAAACTTGCTGTTTCAAATGATCGACACGAGCAAGACCGAGCGAGTCAGCGAGAACACATCGAACTACTACACTGCCATTCTCGACAACAATCCGAAGATGGCGAAGTATCCGAAGCGCAGCAGGTCGCTCATCTGCTCGATGGACAGGCATGATGCTGAAGCCTTTGCGTCTGGTAATCTTAGTGCCTTCGCCATCATCCCATTTGACGGCACCAAGATTGGCGCTGTCAACGAGGCCGACATGTGGAACGTTCAAGTGTCGATCTTTGGCCTAACTGAAAGCATCTCCAATATCAATGAGGTCTACGAGCAGTGGGGCATTGAGGACAACATTCGTAGCCTTGAGGAGTTTGCTGAGAACCTTCGAGCCGGCGACGTCAAGCCAAGTCTGAAGTACGGCAGTGCAAGGCTTTCAATCACGTATGACGTTAAGGAAAACTTCATGGACGAGCTGTACGATGCCTACTCGCCACACAAGCTCGGCTTCTCTTTGCACACCACCTCTAATCTGCACGGCGTCGAAGGTGAGGTCTGGGTCGGCGGTCGAGTCATGATGATTCACCCAGACATGTTGGACAAGCTTGTCAAGACCTACAAGTCACTTACCAAGGGCGCCAAGTGAACCTACAAGAGCTACACGAATCTGCCGTCTACGGCAAGGACATGCAGATTGAGAGTAAGGGTGTCAAAGACGCCATTGACCTTCTCAACAAGCACTGCAAGAAGGCGCTGTGGATGTTGCACGACAACAATCCGCTGTGGCGCGGGCACAAGCATTCGCTTGAAGACTTCTCAACCGTCGACACCTCCAAGTCGGAGCGCGCCAGCACCAACACGCGCAACTACTACACAATCATCCTCGACAACAATCCGAAGATGGCTGGCTGGCCAAAGCGCAGCAAGTCGCTCATCTGCTCGAAAGATCTTGATCGTGCGTTTGGCTACGCGCAGCACAATAGCAGCTGGCTCTACGCCTTGATTCCATATGACGACGCCAAGATCGGCGCTGTGAACAGCGAGGACATCTGGGACGCTAGAGTCTCCTTAGGGTCTGTGACGCAGGAGATTGAAGAGTGGAATGACTTCTGGCGCTATCTTGGCGCAGCCGAAAGCATCGAGGGGCTTGAGAAGATTGCGGCACGAGTGAAGGCTGGCGACATTCATCAGCTGGATAAGATGCTGACAGCCGAGCAACGGCAAGACCTGATGGGCACCATCTTCGACGCGTACGATCCAAAGAGGCTTGGCTTCACGCTTCACAACTCAGCGACCGTGAAGAGAGCTAAGTTTGGTGAGGTCTGGGTCGAGGGCAAGGTCATGCTGATCAAGAAGAAGATGTGGGACCGCATTCGCGCGTCGTACAAGGAGTTGAGCAAGGCAGCTGGGCAAACGGTTGAGGACGACGAATGAAGCTACAAGAACTCTATGAAGCCGCAGTCAAGGGCAAGGCGATCAAGTACGATCCGAAGAAGACGAAGGAGGCGATTGACATTCTCAACACGCACTGCAAGAACGCCCTTTGGATGCTGCACGAGAACAAGCCAATCTGGCGTGGTGCGAAGACGAACAAGGCTGCGCCGTTCCTCGTCGTTGACACGAGCCAGTCAGAGCGCAAGTCTGAGAACACGAAGAACTACTACACGGTCATTTTCGACAACAATCCAGCAATGGCTGGCTTTCCAAAGCGCAGTCAGTCGCTCATTGGCACAACTGAGAAGACTCGGTCCTATGACTTCACTGGCTTCGGCTCGTACCTCTATGCCATGATTCCATTCGACGATGCCAAGATTGGCGCGGTGAATAGCTTCGACATCTGGGATGCGACGGTGTCGTTTGGCGACTTCGAGCAAGAGCTGAACTACATGAACAAGAAGTTCGAGCAAGCCGGCATTCCAGATACGATTGAGGGTCTCAAGGCCTTCGCCAAGAAGCTGAAGGATCCGAAGTTCGAGGTGCCAAGCGGCATGAAGTACATCTCACAAGAAGAGCGCAATGACTTCATGGCCTACCTCTATCGCGAGTACTCGCCAAAGAATCTTGGCTTCACGCTGCACACCACCTCGAACATGAAGGGCGTTGAGGGCGAGGTCTGGGTTGGTGGCAAGGTCATGATGATCGAAGAGCCAATGTGGCAGCGCATTCGCAAGGCGTATGACGCTGGCGTGCAGGATGACGAATGAGACTCGCTGAACTCTTCGAAGCCGAGGTCAAGGGATCGCCGCTGAAGCCTGAGGTCATTGAGAACGCGCTTGAGCTGTTCAAGACATCGTGCAAGAACGCGAAGTGGATGCTGGAGAAGGATCGTCCGATTTGGAAGGGCTTTCACGGAGTGCAGCCAGCGCCAGAAGGCAAGATCGCAGTCATCGACACGCACCAGTCAAAGCGCAAATCGCAGAACTCGCAAAACTACTACACTGAGATCCTCGATCACAGCAGCTACTTTGAGGGCTGGCCGAAGCGCAGTCAGTCGCTCATCTGCTCGCTCGACAAGAACTACGCCGAGGGCTACTCGCAGCGCAGCGGTGGGCTCTACGCAATCGTTCCGTTCAATGACGCGAAGATTGGCAGCGTCGAGGCCGTTGACATTTGGGGCGTTGAGTTTCAACCGTTCGGCGTTGGAAGCTCTATAGGTTTTGAGGACTTCAACTCTTGGCTTAAGCATCTCAAGATTACAGACACGATTGATGGCCTCTGCGACTTCGCCGAGAAGCTCGCCAATCGGGATGAAGATGCCGTCAAGGGCTTTGAAAAAGCGTTTCCAGAGGCGGCGAAGGACACGGACGTTCTCGACGACTTCATGGGTTATCTGAACGGCAGCCTGTCACCTGAGATTCTTGGGTTCGAACAGTACGATTCACGATCAGTTCGCAACGCCATGGACGAGGCAGAGGTATGGGTGTCCGGCAAGGTGCTGATCATGACCGACAAGACCTGGGATGCTCTTGTTCTTCAGAACAAGATGTCTGGGTGAAGTAAATAGGCGATGCCTACAAACACCGACACCATGATCACCTTCAAGCAGTTTCTCGCCGAGGCCAGCTCTGGCCCCGACAAGTGGGATAAGTACTTCGCCGACGCTGACACCGAGACGATCGTCAAGACCGACGGTGCGCAGCTCTACGACGTCTTCGGCACGCCGGTCGAGAAGGAGGTCGCTCGCGGCGACAAGATCAAGGTCCTCGCCGGCGAGTACGACACCAAGCCACGCGTTCGCATTGGCAAGGGTGAGTATCGCATGAAGCTCACCGACATCGACAAGCCATTCAAGATGGACCACACGGTCAAGAGCGATCTGAAGCCTGACGTGCTTGGTCTCACCGGCAAGCAGAAGATCTCGACGCTCGCCAAGAAAATCAAGACGCTCATCGACGATCACAGCGACATTCCTGAGGAGACCGGCGCCTATCTGAAGGCGCTCGTCGATCACGCTGAGAAGCCGACCGACACGAAGAAGACTGACAAGGTCAAGGAGCTGTACGTCGACAATGGCATCAAGGGCGACACAGCCCTGACGAACTCGATCAGCCGCGACTTCATGGAGCTGCTCGGACCATTCTTCGTTGTCAACGAGAAGCCAGAGTTCAAGGGTGGCACAGCCAACTTCCCAGAGCTCGGCAATGCTCCGCTGTTCGACTTTGAGGTTGAGAAGGACGATCAGACGACGCAGTTCTCCTCGAAGAAGTCAGGCAGCAACAGCAACACGCTGAAGGTCAGCGAGGTCGTCAAGCTGGTGGATGGCAACGCAGCGCTGAAGAAGAAGTACAAGCGCGAGTTTGATTTGATGACGATCATCAACACCTCCTCCGTGAAGCTTGCTCCTGCCAAGATCAACGACTGGCTTGCGACGACGTTCCCAGGCAAGTACAAGAAGGCTGCAGCGCCGACCGACGATACGACGATTGCTCGTCTCGAAGCCTCGACCGTCAAGTGGATCAATGAGCAGGCTGGACTGAACTTTCTGCCGCTCGTGCAGCTTTCCATTCCAGATCTCTGGTACGTTAAGTCGAAGTTGAACTCTGACGGCACGATCAAGGTTGAACCGCTCAAGTCTGGTCGCGACATCTCGAAGGCCAATCTGCGCAGCAAGTCCTCACCAGGCCACCTTGCTGACAAAATTGGCTTCGCAATGTAAGCCTGCACGAATAAATAGAGAACACTCACTGGAGCATCCAAGCATGTCCATTCTGCAAGAACTCACCTCTTCGGCGTACAATACGTCGGAGCTCAAGGCCATTCAGAGCTTTCTACTGGCAGAGAGCAAGACGCTCTCCGACCTCACGCTGAAGACCTGGCTCGGTACGGGCGAGAATCAAATCGCTAAGCGCGCTGCTGCGCTGCTCGACGACGACCTCGAAGCGCTGTACGCCTACTACAAGAGCAAGCCACGTCCAAAGGACACTGTTGGCGAGATGCGCTACGCCGCCATCATGTCGGCGTACAAGAAGCGTCACCACATCACCGAAGCACAAGACGGCGAGCTCTCCGTTGGCGACACTGTCGAGGTCTCTGGCAACGTTCAGTTTCAAGACTGCGTCGGCGAGGTCGAAAGCCTGCACGGTGGCTTCGTTGCCGTGAAGATCTACAGCTCGAACAGCACTCACTCATTCCACGCCTCTGACCTGCGCAAGATCGATGACGATCACGACCATGGCGATGATGGTGATAACGAAGATGAGTACGATGGCGGTGACGGTGATGAATCGTTCTTCGTGGTCATTCACGACAGCGACGAGAACAAGTCGTTCATCGGCGAGTTCGAGAAGGACGGTGGTCGCTGGCGCGAGCACGTGGTGTCTGGCAAGCCGCCATACGCCTGGGGTGGTCGATTCATGAGCTACCTCAGTGCTCACGAGATCATGTCGATGCTGACCCGCGACTTCAAGCACTACGAGGTCGAAGGTCCATTCGACAGCAAGGAAGAAGCCGTTGAGTTCGTTCACGGCAATCACGGTCACGACACGCTGAAGGAAAGCGAAGAGCTCAAGGCGCTTGGTCGCAACATCAAGAAGGGCAAGAAGCCACCAGAAGATGAGTTGCCACCAGCTAATGATGAGCTGCCACCTGAGGACGGCGAGACTCCGCCAGTCGACGATGAGGCATCAACCGACGAGCCAGCACCAGAAGACGGTGATGTGCCTGCTGACGATGAGCTGCCAGCCGATGACGCTGCGCCGACCGACGAGCCGCCTGCCGATGAAGAGCCAGAAACAACGACCGCTGACACCGATACAGTGTCCGCCGACGCTGTCACGCCTGAGTTCAAGGTTGGCGACGTCGTCAAGCCGAACAAGGGTCAGCACGCTGGCGAACCACATGAGGTCGTTGGCATTCACCCAGACGGTGGTCTGCTCATCAAGCCACAGGGCCTCGATGACCAGGCAATCAAGTACACCGCCAAGTCGAAGACAGCCAAGATTCGCACCGACGACGTTGCCATCGTCGAGAGTCAGCAGCTGAAGCGTGGTCTGCTCAAGGCCGTCACTGAGACTCGTGTCGACAACGGTGCGCTGACGATGCCTGAGCTGCTCAAGCTCCGCAACGGTCTGTACGAAGCCGGCGACATGGTCGGCTATCGCGTCCTCGTTCAAGCCATCACCGAAGCCAAGAGCGGTGGCAAGCCACGCATGAAGGAAGTTGAGGGCAAGCTCGCAGCGCACGCCAAGAGCAAGGGTGATCGCGAAGCCAAGTACGGCACGCTGTCGCCAGGCGACCAAGTGTCGCACGAGCAGACTCGCACGCGTCTGTTGAAGGACCTGTCGCGTGAGCGCAGCAAGGCCAACTGCTCTGAGGGCAAGGTCGGCGACTTCGTCGCAAAGGTCAAGCGCGGTGCCGAAGCAACTCAGAAGGCTCGCGGTGAAGCCGCAAAGATCTGGGGTTCGAAGGATGAAGACGAAGCCAAGAAGCACGTGAAGAACAGCAACCGCTACTCCAACCTCGGCACCGAGCGATCAGGTAAGTCCGACTACGTCCCACCGAAGAGCGCGCTGACCAAGCTGGCTGGCGCCGTCATGGGTCACCCAACCGGCGCGCCGAAGTACAAGGTCGGTGACACCGTCTCCTATGAGATGTCGCCTGGGCAGGAGAAGGGTCGTGGTACATCCAAGATCGTGAAGCTCGGCAAGGACTATCACTACGCGCTCGAGAACGGCGCGTACGTCAATCAGACGGAGATCAAGAAGGTCGTCAAAGAAGGCATCATGGATCTGTTCAAGGGCAAGGAGAAGCCGAAGGACCGTATTCACTCGCGTGAGATCACCGATGACGAACGTGCAATGATTTCACGCTACTTCCCGAGCAACAATGCCAAGCTGCGCGATCTGTCTGACAAGACGAAGCCGCTGTTCCCAACGAACGTTCATGCTTCGCTTGGTGTAGCAAAGATCAACTTCTACGTGAAGAATGACAAGCTTGTTGCGAGCGTAGCTTGGCACTCGAGCTCCAGCGATGCTGGCAATCCAAACAAGCGTCCGCTCACACACTTTGATGTTGACATCAACGGTGAAGAGGATCTGCGCAAGCTGAAGAAGGAAATTAACGGCAACGCCGATACGCACGGTCACTACGACGAATCGATTCAGCACGTTGGCGAGAGCGCAGACAAGAAGCTGTTCCGCATCAGCTGCACCGACGACAAGGGTGGCAATCGTTCGATGCTGCTGCACGCCGCCGACGAAGCTGCTTGCAAGGCGCACTGCGAGAAGAAGGGCTACAAGCTCAAGAAGGTCAAGGACGTGACTGGTGAGGAGGCACCGCCGACTCGCAAGGTACGCGAAGGTCTTGGTCGCATGGCTCGCAAGACAAGCCTGATTCCACGCATGCCTGGTGAGACTGACAAGCGCCCAGCTGCAGACCGTTCGCAGAAGCAGTCGGTCAAGCCGTCAGAGCTCAAGGCGAAGGCAGACAAGAAGCCGATGAAGGAAGAGCACCTCGACGAAGTCAGCAACGCTCTCGTCGCCAAGGCGAAGCTCGCTGGTCTCGACAAGTCGAAGGCTCTTCAAGCCAAGGTCGACAAGGAAGGCGAGGGCAAGTACGGCTCACAGCGCAAGCCAGCAGCATCGGCTGACAAGGCCGAGTTCGAGCGCCTGCACAAGTTCAATCTGGCTGCTGAGAAGCGTTTGAACAAGGGCAACAAGGGTCCGTCGGAAGAAGAGCAGCACAAGGACTACAATCGCAAGCGCGCCACTGGTGGCGTCGGTCTTCGCAAGGACTAAATGCTCACCTTCAAACAGTACCTGCGCGAGGCGCCCCGTAAGAAGAAGGTAGATGACGATTGGATTCGTGACTACCCTTCTGGTTACGGGTCGGTCCGAGACATGCAGCAGTATCTGTCTTGGGACGCTCGCAAGTCTGAGCGAGAGCTGCAGCTGTTCGTGCCAAAGCGACGCGATCCTGAGAAGGAGAAGCGTCGTGCCTCTGAGCGTCGGTACTATCAAACGCGTCGAGAGCAAGAGGCTGAAGAAGCTAAGCTGAAGGAAGAAACGATTCCAGTGCTGACCTCCTTCAAGGAGCAGCCACCCGGCGACAACAAGCCAGGCAGCGCCTTCTGGACCAGCACAGCCATTCAGACCAAGCACGGTTACACCTCTGACTGGTATCGCTATGTCAAGCGAACCTTTCCAGAGTGGCAGACCGACTACGGCTACCTGTTTGAGGTCAAGCCTGGCGCTCGCCTCTTTGACCTTGGACACCACGAGCAGTTTTATCAGTGGGCGATGCAGTACGACAGAATGTCGAAGCCTAAGTCTGAGTGGACGCAAGAGTACAGCGAAAACGACATGCGCTATCGCTTTCCGTGGGACAAGCTTGCGCACTACTTCGATGGCGTTCACACCTTCGGACACGACACCCGCGGTCTTGCCTACGGTTGGGACGTTGAATCAATCGCCTGGTTTGACACAAGCGTGTTGACCTACAAGGGCGCGGTGCGCCTCGACGGCGTTCTATATGACGAGGATGACTAATGGATCTCGAACTACGCGCTCACAGCATTGTATCATCGATGCTCAAGACGAACAAGCTCCTTGAGCTTGAACCAAAGGAGTTCGATGACTCCCTCCTTGACCACGCTAAAGAGGTCGGGCACGAGTACATTCACACGGTCGACAAGAACTACTGGTTGATTCGGCACTACGACGCTCGAGGCATTGAGTTCGTTCAGGTGCAATCGCCAAACAAGAAGATCAAGTACTTCACACCAAAGCTTGAAGAGGCATTGACCTTCAAGGAATTCCTACTTGCCGAAGAGCGAGGTCTTGGGTGGTGGCTTCGCGCACAACTAAAATAATAAGAGGCTCACGTGGAAAACATCATTCGCAACCTGCTCATGGCTCAACGGTGCGCGCACGTGCACCATTGGAAGACCAAGTCCTTCGCCATGCACCTTGCGCTTGGCGAGCTGTACGAGAAGCTGACAGACTTCGCCGACGATCTGGCTGAGATGTACATGGGCAAGTACGGTCAAGACCTGAACATCAGTCAGAGCGATCCGAATCACTTCAGCGAACAAGACCCGCTCGAGTTCATTAAGCAGCTCTTCACTGTGTTGGAGCAGCTTGAGGGTAGCGTTCCGAAGGACGGGTTCCTCGTCAACAAGTATCAAGAGCTGCTCGCCGAAGTCTCTCGCATCAAATACAAGCTAGAGAATCTGAAGTGACCTCCAGGGATTCGTAAATAGTGGAAACACTATACGGATCCCTCAAATGAAAACCGTCGCCTACATTCATGGTCTTGCTGGGTCTCATCGGTCCTTCAACTACATGCTACGGGACCTGCCGGCGCACAAGAAGATCTGCATCAACTATGCGAGTCATCAACCGCTCGAGAAGTCGCTAGAGCAGATCGTTCACCTTCTACCGAAGGTCGTTCCAATCTCCATCGTCGGGCACTCGCTCGGCGGCATCATCGCCCTCCTCATCGCCTGTCAGGGCATCATCAACGTCGAGCGCGTTCTCACCATCTCCTCGCCGATCGCTGGCAGCAAGGCAGCAAGCCTACTGCGCTGGGTGCCTGGACATCCGGCCGTGATGAGCGACGTCATGCCGCACAGCTCACGCATTCGAGAGCTGTTGGGTTCATCCCTTCAGATCCCAGTCACGAACATCATCTCTATCGGCGGACAGCTCGGTGGCAGTCTGGAGCCGAACGACAGCGTTGTCGCCATCTCAAGTCAGAAGGCGCTGCCGTATGGCACCAAGATCGAGGTCAAGGCGAATCACTTTGAGGTGCTCTCACATGAGCGCACCGTTCAGATCATTCGCGAGGCATTGTTTCAGGAGGTATTCGCATGAACATTCTGTCGCATCGAGCACGTCTAAGGGCCGGCGAGCGAAAGGCTAGTGAGCGCGCTGCTGAAGCCATGAAGTGCAAGGACGATCCGCTGTACTTCATCGAGCACTTCATTCGTCTACCAGTTGGCGGGGTTCTGCGTCCAATCCCGCTCTATGAGCTGCAGAAGAATCTGATCAACGAGCTGGCTACGCACAATCAACTGATCACCAAGCATCCGCGCCGCGCTGGCGTCAGCACGATTGCCATGGCGTATCTGGTTTGGGAGGTGTTGTTTCGCTCAGATGAGCCGCGCATCGTGCTCGCACCAAACTCCACGATGGCTCGACAGGCGTACGAGACGTTCCGCAGTTTGCTTGGCAGCGTGCCGTTCTGGCTGTCGTCGCCAGTCGCCTCATCGGTGAACATGTCGCTGGTGCTGATGAACGGCTCAGTCGTCTACTTCGCAGCGGCGAACGCCAATCTGCACTACACGATGACGCCAGCGTCAATCTACTTCACTGACTTCGCCTACTTCGATTTGGCTGTCGCAAACATTACTTGGGTGCAGCACATCAACTCGATGAATAGAGGCTCACGCGTCTTCATGCACTCGACGCCAAACACCGCGCTGGACATGTTCGCTCAGCTCTGGTCAAAGACCATCTTTGGTGTGCCACCACTGCACGCGCACAGCATTGGCTATTGGGACCTACCGTACGCTTCGCAAGCTAAGTGGGACGCGAACGTTCAGACCTCAGGTCTATACAACACAAAGCGCGAGCTCGGCGCTGAAATACCAGGATAAGCTATGGCACTGATTCTCTCAAAGCGCGCTAAGGACAAGTACGACGCAATGTCCGTTGAGGACTTGTCCTGCTTCGACCCAATCTACTTCATCGAGCATCACCTTGAGCTGCCACATCGTCGACGGTTCGATTTGAACGATGAGCAGCTTCATCTGGTGACGCGACTTCACGATGATTTTCTGGTCGTCTGCAAGCAAGACCGAGGTGTTGGCGTCACTCTCGCCTCCATCGCCTACGCGCTGTGGTACGCTCAGTTCCACAGCAACGTCTTCTGTCTGTTCGTGCTGCCAACCTCTACGATGGCAGCGATGGTTCGCGACCAGGCATTGGCTATGTTCGGCTCTCAGAGCGCGAACGTCGGCGCGAGCATGACCTACTACAACCGCGCCGAGGTTCGCTTCGACAATGGAAGTCGCATTCACTTCTCTCGCCTTCACGATAACGTTGGCACGGGCTACTTAACTAACCTAATCGTCCTTGGCGACGTGACGGTGTGCAACAGCGAAGAAGTAGTAGACGGACTGAAGTCGCTGCTGCCGGCAATACCAGCAGACGGGCGGCTATTGATTCACGGATATCCAACCACTCAAGATCACTTCTTCTTCGACTTGTGGCAGATGGGGAACATTCGCTCGTCGAGAATCAATGGACGGACGCTGCACCCAGTTGACTTGGGTGGGGACTTCGTGTGAAAAATCCTCAGATTAAGCGCGCTTACGCGACTGATGAATACACACCTCAAATGGTGATGGAATTACGCAAGTGCAGGACAGATCCTGTCTACTTCATGCGCAACTACGTGATGATTCAACACCCAACACGTGGAACAATCAAGTTCGATCTCTTTGACTACCAAGAACGGTTCGTTCGACACATGCACTCGAACCGGTTTGTTGTTACACTACAACCACGTCAGTGCGGCAAGACGCTGACTGTTGCCATGTATCTTCTTTGGTACGCTTGCTTCATTGATGACGCAACAGTGTTGATTGCTTCTAAGAACCAATCACACGCCCTTGAGATCGCTGCTCGTGTTCGCTTCGCCTACGAAGAGTTGCCGAACTGGTTGAAACCAGGTATGAAGTACTACAATCGGCACAATCTTGAAATGGACAATGGGTCCCGTATTGTCTCTGAAGCGACGACTGAGAAGACTGGTCGTGGTCTGTCCATCTCCAAGCTGTACCTTGACGAGCTGGCGTTCATCAACCCACGCATTCAAGAAGAGCTGTGGGCGTCGCTGGCACCAACGCTCTCGACTGGTGGTTCAGCCATCATGTCATCGACACCAAACGGCGACACTGAGTTGTTCGCTCAGATCTGGCGCCGTGCTATGTCTGGCTCAGAGGACAAGGCTGGCACCAACTTCGCACCGTTCGAGGTGCACTGGCGTGAGCACCCAGAGCGAAGCGACGAGTACTGGCAGACGATGGTCAACATGCTTGGCGAGCTCAAGACTCGGCAGGAAGTTGGCTGTGAGTTCCTCAGCTCTGAAGCTATGCTCATCAGCTCGATGGTGCTCAACAAGCTTGCCGCCAAGATGGTCGACCATCTTGACATGGGCTACAAGTTCTGGGTGCCGAAGGATTCGCTTGGCGGTGCCGGCAAGACGTACTTTCTGTCCGTTGACCCTGCTACAGGCAACGGCAACGACTTCAGCGTCGTCGAGGTCTTCGACTTTCCAGGGTTGAATCAGATTGCCGAGTGGCGCAGCAATGACATCAACGTCCCGCTGCTCTACGCCAAGATCAAGTGGATGCTGAACCTGCTCTGTGAGGCGAGGGGGCGCGGGCGCGCCGAGGTCGTCTGGACGTTCGAGCGCAACGGCATCGGTGAGGCGCTGGCCGCACTCTACTTCAACGATGAGAAGCAGCCAGAGCACGCCGAGCTGTACTGCGACGTCCCAGGCAAGCTCGGCGTCTACACCACCGGCAAGAGCAAGATTCTGTCCTGCCTTCAGATCAAGCGATTGATCGAGAAGACGAAGGGTGGCATGACGATCAACTCTGAGATTCTGCTGTTCGAGCTGAAGAACTTCATCGCCAAGGGTGGAACCTACGAGGGCAAGAAGGGCGCGACGGATGACTGCGTCATGGCGACGGTTGGCATCACTCGCCTGCTCAAGCGCCTCGCCGACTACAACGATGCTGCGTTCAAGCAGGTCAACGAGTACGTGAACCCTGAGGACGAAGAGGGCGATTCAGGCGAAGCGATGCCGTTCATGCTGGTCTGAGATAAATACTATCTTAGACTTAGGATTCGCATGGCAGGTTTTCTACTCTCGCCTTTTCAAAGCTACGTTCCGTTGGGGTTCGATGGCTTTCTGCTGAACTTCAATGAGCTCAATGGCTCAGCTACGACGGTTGACAGCTCGCCAGCTGGGCACCCGGTAACGCTTACCACCGCCAGAGTTTCATCGACCTCAACTCCACTGAAGTTTCCTGGAAGCTCGCTTTACTCCTCTGCGACGCAATCAGGGTACTATGAAGTTTCGGCTGGTGGCGTCACGCCGATTGGCACCAACGATTTTTGCGTTGAGGGTTGGATTCGCCCTATTGCGACGGCGGCTCAACAGTCCGCAATCATTCTTCGAGCTTACCCGAACCTCACAGCCGGCATCGGAGCATTCGACATTTCGATTCACATCGAAGTTCTGACTGCGCCGCTCCGGTATTTTCTGCGGTATGCAATAAAGAATGCCGATGGGACAACATACTTCACGGTTGATGACACAACTTTAATCTCATTGGGCGGGTCCACTTGGTATCACTGGGCTATTGCTCGCGAAGGCGGCACCGTGCGCTTCTTCAGGGACGGTGCGCTCGTTGGTTCTGGCGCTTGCACAACAAACTTCACCTCATCACCATCGTGGCGCAGTGCTTTGTCGGTAAGCGTGTCTGGCAATCCTCGAGCGTTCGTTGGCGCGCAAGAGAGCGTAAAGCTGACAATCGGCAACGCCGTGTACACCCAAGCATTCATTCCGCCAACCTCAGAGCTGAACTGGTAATCCTCTCCCCTGGTAGGTCTGCCAATAAATAGACCTGACCACCTAACAGGGAGATTTATCCATGCTTCAAGACGGCATCACACTACTCGCCGGCACCGTAGCCGTTGACTTTCAGGTCCAGTACGGTACGACATTCCCAGCAACTGGTAACAGCCCTGGCGAGCTGTTCTACAAGACTGACGGCATCGACACCAAGCTCTGGGTCTACAGCGGCTCGGACTGGGTAGCTTGCGCAACCGGCAGCGGCGTCACGCCTACGGTTCTGACTGGCGGTTCTGGCATTACGCTGGTTGGCGACATCATCACGGTGACGCTCGACTATGGCACGACGCTGCCGCCAGTCAGCAATGCTGGCAACATGTTCTTCAAGACGAACGACACGTCTGGCAACAAGCTGTACTTCTACGATGGTGCGGCTTGGGTCGCCTCCGCAGTCATTCCGACGCTCAACTCGCTGCTGCCAACGCAGACCGGCAACTCTGGCAAGGCGCTCGTCACTGACGGCTCTAACGCTTCATGGACTGACGTCACGGTCAACTTCGATTCGCTGACGGTCAAGGCAGCCGTTCGTGTCGCAACCACTGGCAACATTTCCCTGTCTGGCACGCAGACCATCGACGGCGTTGCTGTCATCGCTGGTGACCGTGTCCTCGCCAAGAATCAAACCACCGGCACGCAGAACGGTATCTTCACCGTCAATGCAGGTACGTGGACTCGCACATCTGACTTTGACAACTCACCGGCTGGTGAGGTTCTTGGTGGCGCGTTCTGCTTCGTTCAAGAAGGTACGGTCAACGCTGACACTGGTTGGGTCCTCACCAACAACGGCACGATTACCTTCGGCACCACTGCTCTGACCTTCGCTCAGTTCACTGGTTCATCAGCGCCTGCCGCTGCTGGCTCTCTGACTGGCACGACTCTGGCATCAAACGTGACCGCGTCATCGCTGACCTCCGTCGGCACCGTCACGTCTGGCACTTGGTCTGGCTCGTTTGGCGCCGTGTCTGGTGCGAACCTGACGTCGCTGACCGCTGCCAATCTGTCCGGTACAACTCTTCCGGCTGGTATCGTCTCATCATCGTTGACCTCTGTCGGTACGCTCGCATCGCTCGCCGTTACAGGCGCTGTCACAGCTGGCGGCATTGAACTTGGCTATCGTAACATCCCGCGTGTGACCTCGGCTGCTACAACGCTTGACTCAACTGGCAAGGGTAAGCGTCTGGCGATCACTACCGGCTTCACCATCCCAGCCACGACCTACTCTGACTCTGTTGCCATCGCAGTTGGAGATGCCATCAGCGTCTACAACGACTCAGCAACCAACGCGACGCTGACGCTTGGCACTGGTCTCACGGCGTATCGTGACGGCAACGGCACGGTGGTCAGCTCTGGCGGCACCGTGACACTCGCAGCCCGTGGCTCTTGCGTCATCTGGTACAACACAGTCACGCAGGTCGTCATCAGTGGCGCCGTGACCTAAGGAGTCGACATGAGTGGAATCTACATGTCACAGATCGCTGGGATCTACCCAACGATCGCCAACACCGGTGATCCGTACTTTGGCAACGTCGTGCTGCTCATGCACATGGACGCCAGCGGTCCCAGCGGCATCTATACTGACTCAAGTCCAATTGCTGCGGCGATGGATGCGGCGAACAATACGGCTGGCACAGTCGCCTCGAGAGCAACTGGACCAACCCCAAAGTTTGGCGACACCTACGCTACCTTCGGAACCACATCGTCTGGCATTCTCGTGCCGGCCAATGCCGGTTTTGCTTGGGCGCAGGGTGTTGACTTCACGGTCGAGTGCTGGGTGTACGTCACAACCGCCCCGTCTGCGCAGATTTGCGGCCAATGGGCCAACTCGGCGTCAACTGCGCCACGCAATCGTTGGCAGCTGCACCTGCAAGCAGGTAAGCCGGCTTGGTCAATCGCCCCAACTGATGGGGCTGGCACAGCCATCACGCTATCATCGTCAACGGCGCTCACTACAGGCGCTTGGAACCACGTTGCCGTCTCGCGCTCAGGTGCGTCGACTCGTATCTTCCTCAACGGTACTCAGACAGGCATCAACACCACGACGCAAAACATTGCCGTTACCTTCGACCAGACGGTCCGACTTGGCGTTGGACGCGTCATCACTCAAACAGCCGGCGGTCTCGGCACCACCGGTTTGATCGACGACTTCCGCATCACAAGCGGTGTCGCTCGCTACACGACGGCCTTCACACCACCGACCGTCGCGTTCCCGAACGCGTAACGCTCGAACCTGAAAAGAAGCTTCGGTCCCTTTTCAGGTTGTGATATACTATACGCATGTCTATAGTAGTATTCTGGCTTTCAGGGGATGTTGCCAACTTCGAACCCTTCACCGACCTTCAACTGGTTGAGTCGCTCGCCTTCGCCAATCGGGTGCGGAACGACCCAACCAAGTCGCACGTTACGATTTCGTCCGAGCTTGCTGGCTCCGTCGGCAAGGCTGGCGTTACGTCCGTCGAAGATGGAAAAACCCCAGACGGTCACGATTACACCTGGCGGAAACGCCGCTGAGCTGTTACACTTTTGAGTGTGCCGGGCGTCGCGTTCGGTGTATAATGACCTGTCGGAACCAAGGAACCCCATCATGCTTTACGTCAAGCTCACCGAATCTGGTCTGCCGCTCGAAGTCTCGAACGACTACCCCGCCGAACTCCTCGATGGGATTCGCGACCGCGCCTGGCAAAATCGCCACGACTGGACCAGCCGCGCTCAGGTCGATGGCATCGCTCGCTATCTGACCGCCATGACCGGCGACCTCTACGTCGGCACCGAACGCAACGCCGAGTACGACATCGTTCGCGCTCCCAAGGTCGGTGACGAAGTCTCCTACGCCTTCAACGGCGACTGCTACCCCGATGGCACCGTCGTCAAGGTCTCCAAGACCCTCATCGTGGAAACCTCCACTGGCAAGACCTACCGTCGTCATCGTGACACTGGCGGTTGGGTCTCATCGCCCGGTGGAACCTGGTACCTCGTCGGTGGTCACGTCTACACTCAAAACCCGAGCTTCTAAATCATGTCATACGCACCCCTTCTGAACCTCAGAACCAAGCAGACGGTGGACCCGGTCCTCACCGCCGACGACTGGCAGCTCTACGACATGGACGGCGTCGAAGAAGTCGCCAAGTCACTCAACACCTCGCTCGCCTACGCCGTGGACCTCAACAACGGTCGCGAGTACGTCGAGACGTTCATGGGTGTCGCCATGCGGCGCTACGACATGTTCGGTGCCTTCGACACCGAGCCGCGCTACGTCCTTCAAGCTCTCCTCAACGTCATCTACCCTCAAGGTTGAACATCATGGCGAAATCCTCACCGAAGATCATGGACTACTCCGTCGAGCTCGCCCTCTACAAGGCAGCTTGTGAAGCCGCCAGCAAGGCCTGTGCCAGAAAGATCGACGAGAACCCTGGCGTCTGGTACCCGTGTGGCTTCGCCTGGGTCACGATCAAGCCTGCTCGTGGTCGCTTCATCGACATGCTGAAGAGCCTGCCCGGCGAAACCGGTCGCGTCGGTAGCTCCGGCGGCTGGATGATCTGGAACCCGAGCGGTCATCCGACCCAGTGGATGGATGCCAAGATCGCCGGTTGCCACGCCTTCGCCAAGGTCCTGACCGACGCTGGCATGCGCTGCGAAGTCGACTCGCGCATCGACTGAATTTCCCTGCCGATGTGCCGCGGTCGGCGGTAGCACATCGGCTTCATTCTCGCCGACTTTAGGAGAAGCCCCATGCAAATAGAAGACCTGAACCCTGCCGCTTATGCTGGCAACCTTGATGTCACTGAGCGTACTGCTGAGATTGCACGAAACGTTCATCGTCGCCCGCGGTCTGCCCGCCAACGCTCGTACAAGCAGATTTTCGAGGATTCGCTGTTGGGCGTTTCGCTCGAGCACGCCGTGCTCGAATACCTCGTCAAGTACGCTCTTGACAATCGCCTCGATTGGACGGTGGAATTCGCACCGGACGACAATCGGTCGTATGACCTCTCCATTCTGACTCCCAAGGGCAAATTCCTAGTGGATGTGAAGGCGATGCGAAATTCCGTAAGCGCCAAAACGTTCACTGTGAACCAATGGGAAGCGGAGAATGCGGACCCGCACACGATTTACATGGTCTTCGACACCGAGGATGAGACCAACTCCTGGTTCGTCGGCTGGTTTGAGTGTCAAGACCTTCAGCAAAGCTACAAATTCCACGGCTACTTTGTGTGGATGAGCCGTCTCCGCTCTGACGAACAGCTTCCCTTCTAAGGACCCATCATGGCCGCCGACCCAGACGCTTTCATCCTTCGTTACCTCGGCGGCATGATCGCCGGCATGATCACCCTTGGCGCCCTGGCAGTTTCGGCTGCCGCCATTGCCAAGGGCTCCTCTTACCCGCTGCCGCTCGAGAGCAGCGGCAGCGTGATGTCGGTGGAGGGAACACCACGCGCCTTCATCTTCGGCACCGATCGCAACACGATCTCGCTGGACGGTGAGATCCTCGTCTGCCTTGGCACGAACGAGGTGAACACTCGCGAAGCTGCTTGCACGTCGCCGACTGGGCAGAACGCTTGGTCGCGCATGACCGAGATTCAGATCGTTGGGCATCGTCCGACGGCCTACGAGTATCGCTACGTCGGCACCTCGCGCCTGCTCATGGTGTACTTCTCTCCGGTTCGTCCGACGGCGCCCGTCTCGTCAGCCTCTCCGGCGTTCGTGCCGACGGGACCGGTCACCATCAACGCCGACAAGGTGATTGTTCAAAGAGGGCGTAACAGGCCCGGCCACAACCGCTGATTTGTTACAACTTGGCTAAGTACAGGAGGCAACTCCTGTGGTATAATGTCAGCATGGACAAATCTTCTTGCATCGCCGGTTCCACCGTTCACTTCGTCTGCGACGGACGCGGACGTGGCGGACACTACGCTGTCACCGCCGTGGTCGCCGAAGTGAGGCGCAAGAACGCGCTGGTGATCGAGGCCAAGGGTTCGTACAGTCCCGGCACTCGCTGGCTCTGGCCGATCGCTGACCTCAAGACCGCCGAACAGTACGGTGCCGAGTGCGCCGCCACCCGCGCTGTCATTCGCGAAACGCATCCGGAACTCTTCTCATGAACTTCGATTACGAAACCTTCTATGCCTTGGTAAAGGCATCCCCGCAGTGGCAGACCTTGGTCAGCACCGTCGAGGACTCACAGTGGCATCGTGAAGCCAACGTCGCCGTCCACACCGAAATGTGCTTGGCCTTCTACGACGAGAACTTCACCTTTCAGCGGACCGAGCGACAGCGCTTGATGACCTGCGTCGCCTTGACGTTCCACGACTTCGGCAAGCCGGAAGCGGAGGAGGTCGTCGGCCGCGACGACGGCACTCACTATCGCCGCTACGCTGGGCACGAACCCGTTTCCGCAAATGAGTTCATAAGCTTCGTCTGCTCCAACACTGCCGTTCGCGACATGTTGTTGGCGGTATTGACGTGGGAAGACATCCGCGCCATCAAGGTCATGATCGAACACCACTTGCCGTATGGCTTGAAGAACGAGACGAAGCGCCGCGACTTGCGCACGATGTTGCAGTACACGTTGGGCGACGAGGGCATGGTGGCCTTCTACGACATGTTGATGTCAGACTGTAACGGTCGCATCTCGGACGACCATGAGACGAAGCGTCAGAACGTTTGGACGTGGATTCACGACTTCCACAAGGTTCAGCACGACCATCGTCCGACCATCAACGTCGGTCCGGTCATGTACGTCATGGTTGGTCCGGTGGGCGTCGGCAAGACGACGTACGTCGAGAAGTTGCGTGAGACGTGGCCAGACTTGATCGTCGTGTCAGAGGACGACTATCGCATGCAGTTCGCGATCGATCACTTCAACGACATCGACTCGGCCGAGTGGCCGCGGATGGACGCGAAGACGCAGTACGCAACCGCGTGGCAGTTCTGCTTCGACCACGCCAAGGAGTACGACAAGTACGCTCGGGCTCAGTTGGAAGCAGCCGTCAAGACCGGTCGCACCGTCGTCATCGATCGCACGAACCAGACGAAGAAGTCGCGTGGCATGTGGATCAGCGCTGGCAAGCAGCATCGCTACATCATCCGCTCGGTGGAGTTCTTCATCTCTGAAGGTGCCATGCACGCTCGGCAGAAGTCTCGGCCGGACAAGGACGTGCCGTACCACCGGGCTCACATGATCTACACAGCGATCACGACGCCGATGTACCCGACCGAGGTCGACGACTTCGAAGTGGTCTTCAGTGGCTGTTGAAGATAAATAGAGGATGCTCATCATGAGGATCCTCTATGCTTATCAAAGAACTGCTCGCTGAAGGCGACGTCATCCACGCTCGCTTCGGTAAATCGAAGATCGACGACACACTGCCACCTGAGGTTCAAGCCAAGCTCGGCGCTCGCCTGACCAAGGGTGGCGTACCGGCTGGCGCCAAGGAAATCTCGATGATGCAGGCCTTCGGGTCTGGCTCCGAGAACGCGCTCGCCGATGCGGGCATCAAGCTCACCGAGAAGCCTGACGAGTGGTCTGACTTCGACGGTCAGGGCTACGCAGCCAAGCGCAACATTCACGAAGTCGCTCTCAAGAAGGTCGAGAAGGTTCTCGGCAAGCTGAAGACTTGGACTGGCAAGGAAGTGTTCGGCTACGACTCGAAGCCGAAGGGTCCACAGGTCAGCATCAAGATGAATCCGAAGGACCTCGGTGAGATCGCCATCATCAAGTTCGAGGATGGCACTCGCTATCTCGTCTCACCGACTGGTGCGAACACCTACATTCGCAACTGGCAGAAGATCGCCTGAGATGAAGCTCGCCGATCTGTTTGAGGGCGATACGAAGGTCGTCGACACCGAGGACAAGCTCATCGATCTGATTCGGACCGAGTGCAGCACGTTCCTCGCTGCCTACAAGCAGACCGGCAAGTATCTCTTTCGCGGCGTCAAGGGCGCTGGTGCCTTCATCGACCTCCCGATTCGCAAGGATCGCAAGCCGGTCGAGATGCCACAGGCCAAGCACAACGCGCTTGAGGCCTTCTTTCAAGAGAAGGGCTTCGAGGTCAATCGCACCAACGGTCTCTTCGCCACCGCGCAGTTTCGCCTTGCCGAGGACTGGGGCGATCCCTACGTCATCTTCGTCAAGAACGGTTGGAAGTGCCTGGTGTTCGACAACAAGCTTGACGACTACGCCTACTACGACCTCTCGGCTATCGCTGGTCTGTCTATGCGTGGCGATGATTCAGCGGCTGAGGAAGCCTTCGCGCGCCTGAGGCCACGCGAGTTTCAGACAACTGGCGCGCTGGCCGCCTTCATCAAGAAGGACCCAGTTGAAGCGCTGTTCGCTGGTGAGGGCTACATCGGCATCGATGTTGATTCGTCGATCTGGCCAACCGTCAAGCAAGCACTGGGATTGAAATGAGAGTTGCTGAGCTGTTCGAAGAGTTCGACCGCTACAAGGTTCACGACCTTGAGGAGCCAAAGGACAAGGAGGTCGAGAAGGTTGACGACGTTCAGAAGCTCGCCGAGAAGATTCGGGCCAACTGCAAGATCATGCTCAAGGCCTATCAGGAGACTGGCAAGGTTCTCTATCGCGGCGTGAAGGGTGATGGTGCCAATGTCATCGTCACTGGCATTCGTCCTGACCGCAAGCCGGTTCAGATGAACCTGAGCAAGCACAAGGCGCTCAACAAGTTCTTCGCGAGCAAGGGTCTCAAGGTCACGCGCGGCAACTCCATCTTCACGACGGCAAAGCAAACCGTTGCCGACGATTGGGGTGATGTCTACGCGGTCTTCGTCAAGGACGGTTGGACGGCGCAGGTCTACGACAAGTGCATCAACACCTACTCGTTCTACACGATGCGTGACATCGGTGAAAAGCTTATCGCGCTCGCGGATCGAAAGAAGACTGCGAAGGACAAGAACTCTGGTGAACTTCAACGAAAGTGGGCTCAAGAAGACGTCGAAAAATGGCCAGGCGAAATCGACGGAATGTTGAAGAGACTTGGCCCGCGAGAGTTCTCCGATGACGCCGCTGACCTGATGACCATCCTTCGAAAGCAGTATCATGAAGCGCTCATCGTTGGCGACAGCTACATTGGCGTTCGCCGCAAGAGCCCGATGTTCAAGGAGCTCCTCAAAGAGCTTGACATCACATCCTAAAGCCAAGACGAGCATCTTTCAAATCGAGTTATGATAGATCTATCGAGTCGTGAGTAGCACTCGGTATTTCTAGGTTGCCCACTGCAGAATCCAACGATTCCGTATAAATAGAATCGCTGACAACGAAGTCAGTGATTTGACAACCGAACCACAACTTTCTCATTTGAAGGAAAACATCATGGCTAAGCGCTCCCTCGCACAACTCACCGAACAATTCAAGCAGAAGACCAACGAAGGCTCCACCAACGCCTCGTGGAAATTGTTTTTCCCCTTCTGGAAGGCCGACATGGACACCGTGTCCACCGTGCGCTTCCTCCCCGACCTTGACGAAGACAATGCCATGGGTTTCCTTGTGGAGAACCTCTCCCACGAGCTGACCATCAATGGCAAGCGTCAAACGGTTCCGTGCTTGAAGATGTACGGCGAAGAGTGCCCGATCTGCACCCTGTCGCAAGGTTACTACGACGAGAAGTCGCCGGACCACAACGAACAGCTGGGCAAGAAGTACTACCGCAAGAAGAGCTACATCGGCCAGGTCCTCGTGATCGACACACCGATCGAGCACGATCAGGACATGCTGGTCAAGCTCATCGAATTCGGCCCTGCCGTGTTCAAGCAGATTCAAGCCGCGTTCCAATCCGGCGACCTGGAAGAAGCACCGTTCGAACTGAAGGGTGGCTACAACTTCCGCATCAAGAAGTCCAAGAGCGGCGAGTACGCCTCCTACACGACGTCCAGCTTCGCCCCGAAGCAGACCGACGTGGGTGACGACGTCATCGAGAAGCTGAACCTGTACGACCTCAAGGAACACCGCACCGCCAAGGTGTCGCGTGAAGTCCTCGAAGCCATGCTGGTCGCTGATCAGACCGGCGCTCAGTACGGCGATGCCAAGCCGGCTCAGGCCAAGACCGAAGGTCTCGCCCTCGTCAAGAAGGCCAAGGCCGAAGACGCAGCGGCTCCTGCCGCTGCTTCAGCCGACGCAGCTCCTGCTGCCGACGCTGGCGCCGCCAAGCCGTCCCTCGTCGATGTCCTCCGCGCTCGTGCCGCTGCCGCCAAGGCAGCTCAAGCCGCCGACGCGTAAGCAACAAGAGGGTCGATCGCAAGGTCGACCCTCTCCACTTTAAGGAGACTCAATGGCAGGACTTTCATTCCTCAAAGAATTCAAGAAGTCGATGTCGAAGCTCGATACCGTTGACATCGGACAAATGCGTCCGGTTGAATGGTTGAGCACCGGCAACTACGCGCTGAACTACGGGCTCTCGGGCTCTTTTCTGCGTGGCATTCCGCTGAACCGTATCACGCTGTTCGCTGGCCCGTCTGGCGCTGGCAAGTCGTTCATCGGCTCGAACGTGATGGCTTGGGCGCAGAAGTTCAAGGACTATCACATTCTCGCAATCGACACCGAGAACGCCCTCGACGCTGAGTACCTCGGCAAGATCGGCGTCAACCTCGACGAAGAGCACTTCACGTACGCGCAGGTCACGACGATCGAGGACGTCAACTCCGTGCTCGCCGACTTCTTCGCCAGCTACCGCAAGGCCTACGGCAAGAACAACCCTGACTCGCCGAAGGTGCTCATCGTCATCGACTCGCTGGCCATGCTGTCAAGCAAGACCGAAATCGAGAACTACGACAAGGCCGGTGAGATCAAGTCGGACCAAGGCATTCTGGCCAAGCGTCGCAAGGCCATGCTGCGCCTCGCTCTCGGTCACCTTCGCTCGCTGCCAATGGCGATGATCTGCACGGACCACGTCTATCCGCAGGACATCATGATGGGCGACGGCGCCTGGGCGATCACCAACTCGACGAAGTTCTCGTCCTCGATCATCGGCATCATCACGAAGCTGAAGCTCAAGGAAGAAGGCGTCATCACTGGTGTTCGCATGCGCTTCGAGACCTACAAGTCGCGCTTCGCCGTCATCGGCACCAAGCTCGAGCTGGAGGTTCCGTACGCCACCGGCATGTCAGCGTTCAGCGGTCTGATCGAGCTGCTCGAAGCCATGGGCGTCATTGCCAAGGGCACGCAGCCTGGTGAGAAGACCGTCTACATCTGCGAGGTCAACGGCGAGCGCATCAAGTTCAAGAGCGAGCAGGACCTGACCGAAGAGATCGTGCAGAAGATCTTTCAGCACCCGAAGGCGCAGCCGATCGACCCACGCCTCGAGCCAGAGACCGACGAAGAAGCCATTGAAGGCATCGTCGATCAGGACGAGGTCGTCGCCCCAGCGGCAGCCGAGCTGGTGCTGAAGCGCAAGGCCAAGAAGGTTGAAGAGACAGCATGAGAGCAGTCCACGTGGCACAGACCTTTGACGAGGTCTCCATCAACGTCGAGGGAGGTCACCCTCTCACGATCGCGTGGCCGCGTGGTTCGCTCAAAGGCTTGCCTCTCGACCTGCAAGACGGCTATCGGCACTGGCTCAATCAGCGCCTGATCCTACAACTTGAAGAGCATGGGTTCTCGATCGAAGAGATCGACGAGATCCTCTACCAACTTTCTATCAACTACGAGAACCAATCATGAGCAAATCCCAAGAGCAAGGCGTCTCCATCAGCATCGTCCACGGCGGCTACGTGCTGTACGCACCCGACGCCAACGGCGACACGCGCACCGAGGTCTTCACCTCGACAGCCAAGCTGCTGAAGGCCATCCGCGGCGTCATCGACCAGCACACGCTGCTTCCGAAGAAGGCTGACAAAGACGACGCAGCCGAGTAAGCTGCTCGTCCGCTGACAAGAGGGTCGCATGCGACCCTCTTCGGGCATCCTAAAGCACGGTTGCGTGCGCTCAACTACTTGGTAGAATGTACCTCTACACCACCATAGGGTAACCTTGAGCTTCCTCTTCACTCTCGACGAATCAAAGCTGACCGAACAGCTGCCGCCGATCTTCGCCAAGGCTGAGAAGGATATTGCGGCTGCCGCTCCGTTGTTTGAGATCGAGGGTTCAAAGCTTGAAGCGCTAGCGCGCGATGTGCCACAGCATCAAGCTCACTACTCTCATCGTGCTCTCGAGCTGAAGGCGCTGATGCAGTGGCTTGAGACTCGTCAGTCCCGTCAAGAGGCTGAAGCGCTCAAGCGACTGCTCGCTGGACAGCGCGCCTTCTCCGCATCCGATCAGAAGATCCTCATCGGCGGCACCTCCGAAATCATTGAGACCAAGCAGCTCATCATTGAAGCGACGCAGTTCTATCGCCAGTTCGAGGAGATTGCCGAGTCGTTCAAGCAGATGGGTTGGATGGTCGGCCACATTACCAAACTACGCGTTGCTGAGCTCGGCGACGTCATCATCTAAGGATTCACATGACTGACATCGAACGCTACATTCAACACGACCTTGACGACCTGCTGCAGAGCGTCGCATTCGAGCCGCGTGATGACCAAACAAAAGCCTATCTGTGGAAGCAGGCCGGCAGCCTGCTTCGGTATCAGGCCGAGATCGGGACCATCAGCGATTACATCGTTGATGTTCGGCTCTCAAACGATGAAGTTAAAGTCATTCTGCGCTACAAGCTATCGCCGACAGACGACGACTTCAAGATGGCCGCCAGCATGCCAAAGATTCACAAGGTCATCTATGATGAGACAGTCTTGTCTGCCGCGCAGCTGCCACCAAGCGGCCCTCAGCAAGGCGGTTCGTATCAGCCTGCAAGCTCGCAGGGCACGATCTACAGCGGTGGCGCTGGCCACGGGACCTTCAGCGTCGCCGGCCAACCGTACACAAGCATCGGCGCCTCAGTCGTTCCAGGCAATGGCATCGGTACCGTGACGAGCCAGCTTCAGCAAGCCAAGTCACGCTCGCCAAAGCTGCCGCCGATCATCTTCGAAGAGCACGACGACACCGGCGTGCTGATTCGCATGACGCTGACGCCTGACTGGCAGCTCACGGCGACCGACTCACTCAAGATCTCGGCGATGCTGTTCTCGGCTGCGACGCAACCCTACTCGTTCTCGGCTCACGCCTACGTCAAGGCCAATCAGCTCGAGCGCCACTTCACCTTCAAAGCCGTATGACCAAGACGGTTCACATCACCGTTCGCGACGAGGTCTACTGCACGCTAGCAGGCCTCGAACCGCAGGACCTCGAGTTCCTCGAGAACAAGCTCGCGGTCATGAAGGATGGCGCGTTCTTCATGCCAGCCTACAAGCTCGGGCGTTGGGATGGCAAGATTCGCTTTCTCGACAAGGGCGGCAAGATGTACTTTCGGCTGCTCGCCGACATCGAGCAGTACCTCACCGGCTGGGGCTATGACATCGAGCTGCACGATGAGCGCAAGCCATTCAAGACGGTTGACACCCGCGTCGACAAGACGTGGTTCACTAGCAAGCCTGACGTTGAGCTGAAGATTGAGCTGCGGCCCTATCAGGTTGACGCCATCAACGCTGCGCTTGAGGTTGGCTCTGGCTTCATCGAAGCTGCGACTGGCTCTGGCAAGACGTGGATGGTCGCTGCGCTCGCCGACGTGCTGAACAAGAACGAGCTGCGAGCGATGGTCATCGTGCCGTCGTCTGACCTCGTCGCTCAGACCATCGCGACCTTTCACCTTGGCAAGCTGGACGTCGGCACCTACTCAGGCGATAAGAAGGACCTCGCGCACGCGACCGTCGTCGCCACGTGGCAGGCGCTGCAGAACAATCCACGCATCGTCGAGGACTTTCACGCCATCATCGTTGACGAGGCGCACGGCGCGACAGCTCAGACGATTGGTGAGCTGATCAACGTTCACGGCAAGCACTGCGCCTATCGTTGGGGCTTCACCGGCACGATGCCGAAGCCGAAGCTGGATGCGATGACGCTGCGTGGTGCAGTTGGTGAGGTGCTGTATCGCATCACCGCAGCTCAGCTGATGGAGATGGGCTATCTGGCTAAGCTTGACATCGAGCCGATTCAGATCGTCGACGAGGATGTGACTGAGGAGTTCCCTGACTACTCGTCTGAGAAGACGTTCCTCGCCAAGAGCGGCAAGCGTCTTGACGTGCTCGCCGACCTCATCATCGCTCGCGCTGAGATGTACGGCAACACGCTCGTGCTCGTCAACTCGATTCGACAGGGCAAGATGCTGCAGAAGCTGATTCACGACTCCGTGTTTCTGCACGGCGCCGATGACAACGACGTGCGCGCCGAGTGGTACTCCGCCTTCGCCGATCGTGATGATCTGATCGTCATCGCGACGTCTGGCATCGCCTCCACTGGCATCTCGATCGATCGCGTGTTCTGCCTGTTCCTCATCGATGCTGGCAAGTCGTTCGTTCGCTGCATTCAGTCGATCGGTCGCTCGCTTCGCAAGGGCCACGACAAGGACAAGGCGCACTGCTGTGAGGTGCACTCGAACCTCAAGTGGTCGATGAAGCACTGGCGTGAGCGCAGCAAGTACTACAAGCAGGCTTCGTACAACGTGCTGAAGCCAGTCAAGTTGAAGATCTGATGCTCTTCTCGAATCCACCGCGCGTGCTCAATCAGCGCGACAAGCCGAAGACCGGCGTCTACGTCGGTCGACCCTCCAAGTTCGGTAACCCGTTTGAAATCGGAAAGGATGGCTCAAGAGCCGAAGTCATTAAAAAGTACGAGCGCTGGCTTTCAACGCAACCCGCGGTGATTGAAGCAGCGAAGACCGAGCTACGCGGTCAAAACCTAATCTGCTGGTGCGCTCCAAAAGCCTGCCACGCAACCATTCTTCTACACCTAGCCAATGAGTGACCATGCAAATCCTCTCTGAAATCAATCGTCCCTACATCATCGACAGCTTCACCGCCCCAATGGGCGTGTCGCACTTCTGGACCTTCAGCGGTCACATGATGGACTTCAAGCTGGAGGAGACGCAGTACCTTGAGGAGATCGTCGGCAAGACGATTCGCATTCGCGCTCAAAACCTTGAGATCGATCTGCCGGCGTCGTGGCACATCATGATTCTCGATCAAGAGACCTACACGATCGACATGGTGCCGATCGCGCAGTGCGCCTCGTTCGACCAACCCGCTCTGCTCTTTTCACCTGATGACAGCAAGCCGAAGATCGCCAAGGTGCAGGTCATTGATTTTCAGGATCGGGGTGTCTGCATAGCACCTGAGATTCCGAAGGGCTCCGCCATGATTCATCCGACAGGACCAGAATTGATGCACGGCAAGCAACTTTTCTACGGAATTATCGTCGGCCCACACGATTGCTATCGTTGGATCGGAGGCAAGACCGTAGGCGACATCATCGGCTAAATAGACACTCGCACAACTGGAGCCCCGTGTATGTCCTACTCAAAAGCCTTTGAAGCCGCCGTCGACCACGCGATGCTGTATGAGGTTGGAGGGTTCTGGAAGCTCACGCCTGAAGTTCGTGCGGGTCTCTGCGACACCAAAGAGCAGCGACGGGCGGTAGGCTATACAAACGATCCAGATGACGCTGGTGGCGAGACCAAGTTCGGTGTCGCCGGAAACGCCAACACGGATCTGAACATTCGGACGCTTGACTGGGACGGCGCAATGGCCGTCTATCACAAGCGCTATTGGCTCGCTGGAGCTTGCGACAAACTGCCACCTCGTCTCGCCGTTCTGCACTTTGATGGTTGCGTCAACAACGGCATCCGTCGTGCTGGCATCTTTCTGCAGCGCGCAGTTGGTGTCAGCCCAGACGGTGAGGTCGGTCCAGCGTCTCTCGCCAAGGTTCGACTGCTCGATGAGCTTCAGGTCTGCAATACGGTCTGTCGTTTTCGTGAGCAGTTCTACCGTGACATCGTAGCGGTCAAGCCGGTTCAAGCCAAATATCTCAACGGTTGGCTCCGTCGCATCAACGAGATGCAGACGTTCGTCACCAATCTTCCAACCACCCTCGCCTAAGCAACCTCCATCGTGCTGACTCTTCTGAGCCGTCTAGTCGGCGCGCCAACCAATTCCTTGGTCTGATTACTCACCAAACAATGTAGAATGAAAGCTATGCCCACCAACCAACCACAAGACATGATCCACGGTATCTACGAAACCTTCATTGCCAAGTCCCGCTACGCGCGCTATCTCGACGACAAGACTCGTCGTGAAAACTGGGATGAGACCGCTCATCGCTACATGGACTTCATGGCCGCGCACCTCAAGACGAAGCACGGCTACACGATGTCGCCCGAGCTCTACGACGAGCTGGCCAACGCCATCATCAACTGCGAAGTCATGCCGTCCATGCGGGCGCTGATGACCGCCGGCAAGGCGCTCACTCGCGACAACACCGCTGGCTACAACTGCGCCTATCTGCCGGTCGATGACCCGAAGTCGTTCGACGAAGCAATGTACATTCTGCTGTGCGGCACTGGCGTCGGCTTCAGCGTCGAGCGTCAGTACGTTCAGAAGATGCCTGAGATTCCAGATCGCATCTACGACAGCGAGACGACCGTGGTCGTGTCCGACTCGAAAGAGGGCTGGGCCAAGGCGCTGCGTCAAATCATCTCGCTGCTCTACAGCGGCGAGGCTCCACAGTGGAACACCGACAAGGTTCGTCCGGCCGGCGCTCGTCTGAAGACGTTCGGCGGTCGTGCCTCTGGTCCTGAGCCGTTGATGGCGCTGTTCGAGTTCGTCGTTCGCACCTTCAAGAACGCCGTTGGTCGCAAGCTGACCTCGCTCGAGTGCCATGACATCATGTGCAAGATCGGCGAAGTGGTTGTGGTCGGTGGCGTTCGTCGCTCGGCCATGATCTCGCTGTCCAATCTGTCCGACGACCGTATGCGCCACGCCAAGGCCGGCGCCTGGTGGGAGACGCAAGGTCAGCGCGCGCTGGCAAACAACTCGGCGTGCTACACTGAGCGTCCAGACGTTGGCGCCTTCATGCGCGAGTGGCTGTCGCTGTACGAGTCGAAGTCAGGCGAGCGTGGCATCTTCAATCGCGAAGCAGCCATCAACGTCGTCAAGCGCAATGGTCGTCGTGACCCGAACTACGAGTTCGGCACCAACCCGTGCTCTGAGATCATTCTCCGTCCGTACCAGTTCTGCAACCTGACCGAGGTCATCGTTCGCGCCTCCGACAGTCTCGACGATCTGAAGCGCAAGTTCCGCATCGCTGCCATTCTCGGCACGTTCCAATCGACGCTCACGCACTTCCCGTACCTGCGCAAGATCTGGACGACCAACACCGAAGCAGAACGCCTGCTCGGCGTGTCGATGACCGGTGCGCTCGACCACGCGATGCTGAACAATCCAGATGATGCAAATCTGCCTGCCGTTCTGCAAGCCTTCCGTGATCACGTCATCGAGGTCAACAAGGACTTCGCTGAGACGCTCGGCATTCCGCAGGCCGCTGCCACCACCGCAGTCAAGCCGTCTGGCACCGTGTCACAGCGCTGCAACACAGCCTCTGGCCTCCACGCTCGTCACAACGACTTCTACTATCGTCGCGTTCGCGCTGACAACAAGGATCCGCTGACGCAGTTCATGATCAGCGTTGGCGTTCCGCACGAGCCTGATGTGACCAAGCCGGCCAGCACGACCATCTTCACCTTCCCGATGAAGGCACCTGAAGGCGCGCTGCTTCGCAAGGACCTGACCGCCATTCAGCATCTGAAGCTGTGGCTCGTCTATCAGCGCCACTACTGTGAGCACAAGCCGTCGGTGACCGTCAGCGTGACCGAGAAGGAGTGGCCAGCGGTTGGCGCCTTCGTGTGGGACCACTTCGACGAAATGTCTGGCGTGTCGTTCCTGCCGATGGACGGTGGTTCATACCGTCAAGCTCCGTACGAGGACTGCACTGAGAAGCAGTTCGAAGAGCTGCTTGCCAAGCTGCCGTCGAACATCGAGTGGGACTCGATCGTCGAGATCAGCGACAACGTCGAGGGCGCTCAGACGCTGGCCTGCACGGCCGGTGGTTGCGAGTTCTAATTCAACAAGCGAGAGCCACGTGGCTCTCGCACTTACTTAGGAGATCCAATGTTCACTGTCTATTCCAAACCAGCCTGCACGTGGTGCGATCAAGCCAAAGCGCTGCTCAAGTCACAAGGGCACGAGTTCAGCGTTGTCAACCTCGACGTCGGGCAACCACAGGTCGAAACCGAAACCTACATCAGCCGTGAGGACCTGCTCGCTCGGCTTCCAGGCGTTCGCACAATGCCGCAAATCGTCTATCACGACGCCAACTCAGCCCGCCTCCTCGGCGGCTATCAAGAGCTGCAGTCCTTTCTGAGACAGGCCGCTTAACACCATCCGCGCACATTTAATAGCATTAGTTGCCAAATAAGGAATCGAAGAGGACCGTGAGGTCCTCTTCGGGCATTTAGGGGGCCGTCTCATAAATAGAGCAAACACCTATAGGGAGATCTCATGGCAGACGCAGCAACACCGGTTTCAATCTCAGCCTCAGGCATCAAGGCGATGTCCTCGCAGATGTTCGACATCATGGGCGTGCAGGTCAACGGCGCAGCTCTCGCAATCGGCTTCGCCTTCCTCGGCCTGCTCTTTCTGTTCTGGCGCTTTCAAAAGTCCGGCACGCTCGACTTCGCAGACATGATCACGAAGGACGGTCGCTCGGTCAGCCTCACGAAGGTGCTGCAGCTGTTGGGTGGCATCACTGGCACTTGGGTCATCATCAAGCTGACGCTGCACGGCGGCATCAACGAGGGCGTTCTCGGTCTCTATCTGACCTACGTCGGCGCCATTGAAGGTTGGAGCAAGTTCGTCTCCGCCAAGTACGGCTACAACGAAACGTCCGTCAAGGACGCGAAGAAGGTTGAGTAATGAAGTTGAACTTTCGCCAAGGCGTAATCTCCTGCCAGCAGGTAGGACCACAGCCTGACTTTCTCGTTCTGGCATCAACGGCTGGCTTTGTCGACATCAAGGTCGCACCGACCCCACTGCTCGTCACGATCGCCCACGGGCGCTCTGATTACCTGCTCAAGTTCGACGCCAGCGTTTCGAGCGCTTGGGGTCCGTTGACCGACAACGTCGTCAACTACCTCTACATCGACGTCGACCTAATCACTGGCGTGACCAGCCGCGGCATCACCACTCGCGAGCCGGTCGTCAGCACGCAAGAACCGCCAGCCGTGATTGGGCAGCACTGGTTTGACCTGACAACCACGACGATGAAGGTTCGAACACCAGACAACGCCAAGTGGCGCACGGTCATTCGCCTGTTCGTTGGACGTGTCATTGGCACCTCGCAGCTCGTGGTGAACACCATCGGCAGCACTGTCAACCTCAACACGCCGTGCGACCCAGGCTATCTGCTCTTCGACGAGGGAATGCGACCACTGCGCACCAGCGCCGGTGAGTTGCTGACCAGCGCGACGCAGGTTCGCGTTCACAGCACGGTCGGCACCTCTGGCGTGCTGACCAACTCCATCAACAACTTCATTCCGGTTCGAGCCAACGAGTCCATCCCAGCGATGAGCCTCGTCTACTTCAGCGGCATTGACTCAGTCAGCCTCGCCAGCTCTGACCCAGCGCTTCTGATTCAGAAGAACCCAATCGGCATCATCGAGCAGCCGCTTGGTATCAATGAGGTTGGCGTCATCACTCAGACTGGCGAGATCACCTACGACGGTTGGAACTGGTCCGCCGACATTGGCAAGCCACTCTACTGCGGGTTCCACGGTGAGCTCACCACAACCCGTCCAGTCAGCATTCAAGCCTATCGCGTCGGGTTTGTGAAGAATGCCAGAACCATTCTATTCTACGTAGACGCTGAAACGATCCCACAAGTGGTTGCTCAAGCAGGTTCGCTCATCTCTGGCGAGCCGCCAATCGTTGCCGTCACCTCAACGAACTCACACGGCGAGATCGTCACGACCGTCTCGCTGCCAGCCGCATCGGGTACTCAGAACGGCTACCTGTCGTCCTCGCTCTACAACACGCTGGCTGGGCTCGACCCACGTGTCACCGCAGTTGAGGGCGACATCACAACGCTGCAGACGTCGAAGTCAAACGTCAATCACACTCACGTCATCGGCGATACAACTGGTCTTCAGCTCGCTCTTGACGGCAAGGCATTCACCAATCACACGCACACGGAGTATGCCGCAGTCATTCACTCACACGCTGAGTATGCCCTCATCTCGCATCTGCACGACTTCGCTGACATCACAGGTCTATCGGCGGCGCTGGCAGACAAGGCTGGTGTTACGCACACGCACATCATTGCTGATGTGACTGGGCTGCAAGCCATTCTCGACGGCAAGGCTTCCACGACGCATACACACGTCATTGGCGACACGACTGGACTTCAGACGGCGCTCAACGGCAAGGCTGCGACAGCGCACCAACACAACATCATCGACATCGTCGCGCTGCAAACAGCCCTCGATACCAAGGCCGCAGTCTCTCACACGCAAGCCGCTTCAACCATCACCGACTTCAGCGAAGCCGTTGATGACCGTGTCGCCAGCCTGCTTGTCGCTGGCGCAAACATCACGCTGACCTACGACGACGTCGCAAACACGCTGACGGTCGCCTCAACAGCAAGCGGTGGCGGCAGCAGCGGTATCACGACGGTCAAGGGCAACATGGTCTATGACCTGACGCTTGGCAACGTCTATGAGACATTCACCCCAACGACGCTGACACTGTTCGGCAACACGCTCTCAACGCAGCCGCTCATTCGCGCAGCCGACCTTGGTGGTGGCAACCTGCAGCTTGAGCTGGTCAACACCGGCGCGACAGCCAACAGCGGCCTGTGGGTTGGCGGCGAGAGTGGCTTCATCAATGACCGGCCAGCAACGCAAACAGACATTCACTGCTTCTCGTTCGACCGTCAGTTCGTCAGGTCATACAGCACGCAAGGCGGCTCAACGCTTGGCTTCGGTCTAGACGCCATTCTGGTTCAACCACAGCTGCTGGACATTCAGCAAACATCGCTGACCAGCGTCGTCACGACGGTCAGCACATTCCCACGCGCTCAGACCGCTGCGAACAATGAGGCGACCACGACCAACAAGCTTCGTTTCAGCAACGCCTTCACGGTCACGAACTCTGGCGTCCTCGGCGAGATCACCACAATCGGCGTTGTCTCCTCTGGCTCACCAGTCGTAATCAAGGATGCCGCCGGCACGGTCAAGACCTCAGCGGTGTCAGCCATCACTGTTGGTGCTGGGCTTGACGTCGCTAACGTGACACCAACGGAGGTGATTGTCACCGCCCGTTGCCCGTCAGTTCCACTCACAATGTAAGAAGCCATGCCTACACTTTCAACACAGCAAGACCTCGACTCCACGCACGTTGGTAAGCGCGTTCTGCTCCGCGTCGTCGGCGCTGACACGCTCGGGACTGTCTTTCTACCAGATGGCGCAACCTTTACAAACGGTGACTTCATTCACTTCTACGTGGATTCACTTGGCGCCGGCTCTCAGATTGAGTTCGGCTCATCTGGGACTACGCCAATAGTCTCCCAAACTCGTCTTTATCGTGTTGGGCAGAGTGGGACCATCTACTTCACTGGCTCAAGCTGGCAAGTAGAAGTTTCGCCAACGCTTGAGGCCGGCCCGCCAATCATCAAGCCAGCGCCGTTCGACGTTTGGAACACGACTGGTAATGTTGACTTTGGCCAGGCTTACGACCACAACGCCTACATTCGCTCGACGGCTGCTTCACCAATCGTCGTCTCAGTCTTTGCGGACAGTCAGTGGACCGGCACCGCGGAGTATTGGATGGACGGCTTTGCACCAGACGTTGGCCCAATGCCAACTGGTGGCTTCGCCACCTTCAGCTGCCACGCTCCGGCCGGTGGTATCACTTTTGCGCCTGACCCAGGCGTCACCATCAACACTCCGTCTACCTTGACGCTGACCAAGCTGCACGGCACCGCCAGGCTTACGAAGGTTGCAGCGAACGAGTGGGACCTCTTTGGCGACCTTGACCCAATCGACCCAGGTGCTGCTCAAGTCGGCGTCTACAATCCAATCTTCAGCAACGTGCGTGTGCTGATGCACGGTGAGGGCACGGACGGCACGGCTACCTACACTGACGCGTCCAACTATGGACACGCCGTTGACGGCTCGACCAGCAGTACTGTGAGCGTGTCGCACCTTCACGCCTATCGTGGTACCGCGTCGCTTCACATGAAGGCAGCAGTCAACTTTGGCATCGTCAATCAAACGGCAGACGAGTGGACCACGCTTGGCTCAGACGCTCGTCCGCTCACTTTTGAAATGGCGCTCTACCTCGACACCGGCGCAACTGGCGGTGTCATCTATGGTTCGCCATCGGTGACTGGCGGCGCGTTCGGCTGGCTCACGGCGACTCTTGTGAATCTCAACGGTCCAAGCCGGTCGGTTCGCTTTGCTTACAATGGCGTTCAAACGCTCGTGCCAATCTCGTCTTGGGCATTCGACACCTTCAACATGATTGCCTTCGCAGTCCGCGGCGCAACCTCTCACGAGGTCGGTGTCTGGGTCAACGGCATCTGGCAAGGCTCAGCTGTCATGGCGGACACGATTGTGACAAGCATTGGTCTCGCCGACAGAAGTCTGAACATCGGTCGCTCACAAGGCAACGACCAGCTGATTGGTTGGTTCGATGAACTTCGCATCACTGAGCAGCTCTTCCTGCCATGGGGAGCGAACTACACGATCAATCCAGCCGCGTTCCCAGACTTGTAACGCGTTACGCTTGTTACAGGTTTGCGAGCACCTGAACCCTCAGGATGGTGTATAATGGTCTCACCAACACAGGAGCCAGATGTGCGAACCATCACCCAAGCCGACCTCGACCGTGCCGATTCAATGGTAGGTCAGAAGGTCTGGAAGAATCCCAAGACGACGTCCAAGTTTCAGCCGAAGCCCTTCAAGTCTGGCTCGAAGGTCAACACCGTCAAGGGTGTCGTCGTCCACGAACAGACCGGCTCGCTCGGCTTCACCTTCGTTGAGGATGAAAGCGTCGTCGAGTGCGGTCGCTGCTCACTGGCTCCCGAATCGGCAGTGGCCAACACCACGTCCGCCCGAGGCACCTGGACTCGACTGGAGCGCGAAGCCGCTGAACTGCTAGCGGTTTCCGAGCAGTGCACCTCACTCCCCGCCTTCATCTGCTACGACGTCTAAACCACCAAGGACCCCAAATGACCTTCCTTCAACACGCCTGGCGCATTGCCACCATCGCCCTCGCCACCGCCGCTGGGTTCGCCATGGCTGCCGAGATCGTCGTCGAGGGTCACGCTCGAGGCCAAGCGCTGCTCTCCATCTACATCATGGTCCCGACCATCTTCGCCCTCTTCGCCTGGTTCTTCACCTACATCGCCGGCCTCGCCGACCAAGGCTGTGGCGGTGGCCCTGGCACCGGTCGCATGGGTTGCGGTGGCTTCTGAACCAAGGCTCAGGATGAGACGGTCGCTGCGAGTGATACAATGCTCGCATGACCAGACCAATCCTCACAATCAACCCCAACCGAATTGAACTCGATGAAGCCTACATGCAGATGGCCGAAGTTTGGGCGAAGCGCTCAAAGGCAAATCGACTGCAAGTCGGAGCCCTCGTGGTCGTCGGTCGACAAATCATCAGCGACGGCTACAACGGAATGCCATCCGGCTGGAAGGACGACGTTTGCGAGGTCTACGGACCGAACGGCGACCTCATCACCAAGCCAGAGCTGCTTCACGCCGAGTCGAACGCCCTGCTCAAGCTCTGTCGCCACGGTGGCATGGGTGCGGACGGTGGCACGCTCTACTCAACCGATTCCCCATGTCCTGAGTGCGCCAAGCTGGCGAATCAGGCCGGCATTCGCCGTGCAGTCTACCGTCGGCAGTACCGACTCACAGATGGCCTTGACATGCTGAGAACCCTCGGCATCGAGGTCGTACAACTTCCACCAACACCATGACCGTCGCCTTCATCGAAAAAGTCGAGAACCAACTCTACGAATCCGAGTGCGGTTGGAAGATGGCTCGCGAAAATGGCGACACGCCAAATGGTAACCCACTCAACGGATACTGGGTTCTGCGCAATCCTGCCGGTGAGTTCATCGACTACGATCGGTATCGCTCCGACCTGATGAGCCGCAACGCCGTCAAATATTACTTCAACCACTGAAAGAGGACACCATGCCCGACATTCTGAACAAATCCACCCTCGTCGTTCGCGAAGACTTCAACCCGACGAACGAGGCGCACGTCCGATCCCTCAAGGTCTTCCTTCAGACCGGCAACTGGGGTGACGTGCAGTTCTACCCGCAGCTGCCCTTCATCGAAGTGCCGATGACCGTGCTGTTCACCTACACGTCGTTCTTGCTTGGCGTCGGCCGCGAGTCGGATGTCGAGAAGGCTGAACGCCTCGCCGCCAAGAACCTGACGCCGACGCCGAAGGTGCTGCCGCGCAAGGAACGTGAGGCCGTCAAGGCCGAAGCGCTGGCCAAGGCGAACGCCCTGATGGCCTCGATGCTGACCGCCGATGCAACTCAGAACTGAGCTCGACGACCGCACGCTCCGCTTCGACGGCGTCTCGATCGTGGATCCGAACGCCGTTTCGGCCGTGCTGCTTCGTGGCGTCCACCCGTGTCAGCTCCGCGTGACGCACTCCTCGCCCGACGTTGAGCAGTTCAACGCTCGGGTTGCTGAGCTTGAACGCCTGCTCCTCGACCACGACGAGCCCGTCAGCATCGACCTCAAGTGGGAGCTGCCACCCGAGTACCTCACCATCGACCTGACCGAGTACGTGGCCGACAAGGCTGCTGACTACGTGCTGACCCTCGCTGAGCCCGACCAGTTCAAAGCGCTGACTCGCGTCGCCGCCGAGCTGGTCGAGATCACCAAGCGTGGCATGGTCGAGTTCTTCAAGACCATCATCTACGTCATCGACACCTTTCGAGCCAACGGCACCGTGTGGGGCGTTGGCCGTGGGTCGTCGTGCGCCTCCTACATCCTCTTCATTCTTGGGTTGCACTGTGTCGACTGCGTAAAGTATAATGTGCCAATGGAAGAATTCTTTCACGATTGAAATCCTGACGATAAATAATAGAGCGGCATAGCCCGTTCAACCTTGGAGAACTTTCAAATGGCAAGACTTGTACGCACTGCTCTTGGCGACATCGTCGACTTCGACCTTCTCGCAATCAAGCAGCAGCTTGCATCCGCCCAACCACCGAAGGTCGTCGAAGACCGCAAGGTGGCAATCGACGAGAAGGATGGCGTTCGCACCTCCGTCGTCCCAGACATCGACTTTCTGGCTGTCGCCAATGAAGCCGCGGCAGTCAATGCCCGCGGCGCAGCGGCTCGCAAGAAGTAAGTCGTCCTTCAAATACCCATAGCAAAGAGCAATATGCCACCGAAAATCACCGCCCTACGGGACGTCGTTCTGTTTCAATTCCTCGACATCACCGAGGGTTCGCGTGGTCGCTTCACTGACCGTGTGCTCGGCTCCGGCATCCTCATCGCGCCGACGCAGTCGCGACAGAAGATTCACCGTTGGGGCAAGGTCTACGCCGTCGGTCCGAAGGCTGAGCCTGACCTCAAGGTCGGCGACTTCATTCTGATTCAGGCGATGCAGTGGATGGAGGGCGTCAAGCTCGACAAGGACACGAAGGTCTGGAAGACCGATCCGGCTCAGATCCTGCTCGTCACCGACGACATCAACGAGACCTGGCATCAGTGATCGCAATCGAGCTTCTGAGCAAGCTCGCTTAAGGGCCGCATCTTGCTACTCCTCATCACCACCTTCATCACGGCCTTCGGCATTGAAGCCCTTGGCACGCTCGTCTCCGTCATTGGTCTGAGCCTGCTCTTCGGCGCCAACCCGATCATCATTGCGCTGGCCATCGCGCTGGACGTCAACAAGATCATCAACGTCACGCTGCTCTACAGCCGTTGGCAGCAGCTTGGCTACATGATGCGCAGCTACGCGCTCGTCGCCACCTTCATCACGATGATCATCACCTCAGCCGGAGCCTACTCGTTTCTGACTGGTGAGTTTCAAAAGGCGATGTTGGGATCGCAAGAGGGCTCCATTCAAGTCGCCACGCTCAAGGAGCAGCAGACGAAGTATGAGGCTCGCAAGAAGCAGATCGACGATCAGATTGCTCGCGTCCCAGACACGATGTCAGCCCGCGATCGTACTCGCGTCATCGCAAACTTCAAGGTCGAGCAGCGCGACCTTCAGCTCAAGATCGCTGAGATTGACAAGCAGCTTCCAACGATGCAGGTCAAGCAGCTCAGCATCGAGGCGAAGACCGGTCCAATCATCACCATCTCGAAGACCTTCAACATCACGCCTGAAGAGGCGATCAAGTGGGTCATTCTGACGATCATCTTCGTGTTCGACCCGCTCGCCGTGTTCGACATCGTGGCTGGCAACTTCCTCCTCGCCGAGTGGCGTCGTAAGCGAGCGCTGAAGGCTACGCCGATTGTTGACATCGCTCCACGCAGAAAGGAGCGCGATGTCTTTGGCGACGCCTACGACGAGGTTGAAGAAGCTCGTGCCGCCGTCGGCCAATCACGCTACTTCGCACCGCAAGAGCTCGTCGAGCGAATGTCCGACGAGGGTAAAGCCGAACCCCCAAAAGCTGATGTGGTGAGCGACGCTAGCTCGGTGTCGGCTCAGCCACAACCTCCAGATGAGCCTCAACAGTCAGCGGAAGTGGCTCAAGACATCTGGCATCCAGAAGCTCCGATCCTCGAAGACGTAGTCGATGAGACGGCTGAGCAGCAGCGTTGGTACCGCCAACGGCGCGGGCACAACAAGTCACAAGCTCCAGATGACGTCGATCTCGACGAGCTGAACGCCGACGCCGACTCGATTCAACAGGCGTTGAAGGCACAGCGAGAGCGCCACACGCTCGAGTCGCTTGGATTGGACCACAGCAAGGGTTTGCTCCGCACCATCGAACCGTGACAACGGCTACACCAAGCGAACCTCTTGGTGTAGAATCTCTTCACACTACTGCGAATCACAATGGCAATCAAAAAAGTTTGGGTCGAGCGCTATCGGCCGAAGTCTGTTGCGGACATCATCATGCCGAACGAGCGTCTGCGCAAGACGTTCGACGCTTGGGTCGCTCAAGGTGAGTTCCCAAACATTCTGCTGTACGGCGGCCCCGGCACTGGCAAGACCTCGCTGAGTCTGGCGCTGCTCCGCGACATCGGCGTTCAGAAGCAGGACACGCTGCGCATCAACTGCTCGGACGAGAAGATCGACGCGCTGCGCGACAAGGTCAAGGGCTTCGCAACCACGATGCCGATCGGCAACTTCAAGGTCGTTCGCCTTGAAGAGTTCGACTACCTCAATCACGACGCTCAGGCTTTGCTGCGAGCTCTAATGGAGGACGTGAGTGACACGTGCCGCTTCATTGCCACGTGCAATTACATCGGCAAGCTGACACCACCGCTGCGCTCGCGCTTTCAAGAGTTTCAGATTGCCGCACCGGGTCGTGAGGACTCGCTCGTGCTGGCTGCAGAGATTCTCGAAGCCGAGGGCATTGCGTTCGAGCTCGATGACGTCGAGAAGGTCGTGGCCGCTGCGTACCCTGACCTGCGCAAGATGATTCAGCTGCTCGATGGCAACTCCATCGACGGCAGGCTCGACCTCGCCAACGCAGCAAGCGTCGCGGACTGGAAGCTCGAGTTGTTGCCAGCGCTCGAAGCCAGCGACCTCAAGGCTGCTCGCAAGATCGTGTGCGAGTCCGCCACCATCGAAGAGCTGCAGGACGTCTTTCGCTTTCTCTACGACAACCTTCACCGCGTCAAGCGGTTGACCAAGAACCTCGACGACGCGATCGTGCTGCTCGCCGAGTATCAGTACAAGCACGCCTTCGCTGCGGACAAGGAAATCAACACCGCGGCGCTGTTCATCGAACTCAACAACCTGACCAAGTGAGCCACACAATGACCGACCATTCACCACACGCTGACGCCGACGAAACCACCAAGCGCGACCACACGCGTCTCGAGCTGGCGCTGATGGAGCAAGCCCATCTGCTCTCGCATAAGGTCGAGCAGCTCACGCACCACCTCGAGCTGATGCAAGTCTCCACCATCGTTCAGAAGCTCGCGCTGCTGCAGTGCCTGCCCGAAGGCGGCGTGGTCGTCGAGGTGCCTGAGAACCAAGCTCCGCTGCTCGACGACGGCACTCGCCTCACCCGCATTCGCGTGCTGGTTGTCGGCGACAAGCTCGACATCGAACCAGCGTGAGAACCTTTCGCATCATTGAGCGAAATCTTGGTTCGAAGCAAGGCTTTCGCGTCGAGGAGCGGCGCTGGTTTCGCTGGCAAACGCATGTCTTCGACTACGGCGAGGGCTGGAACACCACGATCTGGTTCGACTCCTACGAGGAGGCCAAGGCTGGCATCCTAGCTATTGCCCCACCGTGTGACTTCGTAGTGGGTACAATCACTATTCTATGAGCGACCGTTCGGCATTCGATCTCTTCTCAGGACTTGCCAGCCTTTCACGAGGTGACAAGTCCTGGTTTCAAAACCTTTCACCTGAGGGACAGAAGGCGGCAGCGCCGTTTGTGATGGCGCGTTGGATGACTGGCACCTCGGATGCCCAGCAAATCCTTCGCATAAATACCTTTGTCAATCCCTTCCTCTTCACCGGCACAACCGACAAGAGTGGTCTGTTCAAGCTTATGGCGGTCGCCGCCACTGGCAAGAACGCTCGCTACTCTTGGCTCAAGGGCCCAGGCCCGAAGAGCAAGAAGCTCTCGCTTGAGGTCATCAAGCAGTACTACGAGTGCTCGACGCGCGAGGCCAACACCTATCGCATCGACGCCGCAAGCCTGCTTGAGATGGCCGAAGAGTGTGGGTGGGAGAAGGACGAGATAGCAAAGCTGAAGAAAGAGGTAGATGATGGATCGGGAACAGCTGAGAAAGCAAGCGTCAAGCCGGCGAAGCCAAGTAAGCGTCGTTGAGGAGACCGTCAAGCCTGACGTCAAGTGGCCGTGCGAGTTCTGCGGTCACATCTTCTCGTTTGAGAAGTCCTTCATGAACCATCGCTGTCGCGAGCGTGATCGCATTGAAGTGCTGCGCGGTCCAAAGGGTCAGGCTGCCTACGCGCACTACAGCGACTGGATGCGCATGAAGAAGCGCAGCGTCCCGCCGATTGAATCGTTCGGCGCCTCCAAGCTCTACTCGACCTTCGTCAAGTTCGCCGAGTACGCCGACCGCACGCACATGCCGAACATCCCGCTCTTCATTCGGTTGATGGTTGAGCACGACATTTCACCGACGCTGTGGAGTCGCGATCAAACTTACTCGATGTACCTTCAGTGGTTCGACAACGCTCACCCGCCAGAGGTTCAGGTCCTTGAGTCGCTCGAGCTGCTCACCACGATTGCGCTCGACTACGAGTGCTATCGCCCAGACGTCTTCAAGGTGATGCCGCTCGGCTTGCTCGTGCAGCTCATTGAACGGCGCAAGCTCAGTCCGTGGTTTCTGCTGTCGTCGAAGGTCTTTCGCGACCACGTCGGCTCGCTGAACCAAGAGGACAAGGCGCGACTTCAGCGTGCGGTCAATGAGGGTGCGATGGTCAATCGCATTCAACAGGACCAAAGCCGCTTCGCCTTCTTCAACAAGGTTACTCGGGAAGAGGGTCTCTAAGTGGCACGGCGTGTCTTCGCCTCGATGCCACTTGACTGCGCCAAGTTCTACAATCGTCTTATGAATAGGTTGGTGCTCAACATCTGGGCAGTTAGAATGGGTCTGTTCGATACGCTGCTGTGCGAGACGTCGGACCCATTCGTCTTCGTGCGCTGGTGCGAAGCGCTACCAAGAATCATTGAAACCATCGAAGCCAACGGAGGCTCATCATCGACGTCGACATAGACACGCAAACCAGCTTCGACCCAGTGAAGCTCTTCCCATCGTGGGTTCGCGCCTCGGTCGTCCGCGATGGTCGCCTGACGCCACACCCATGCGGCGTCTACCCTCAGCGCATGCCACGCGACCCACTGACCAAGCTCGCCGCCATTCCGCACGAGGCAGCGGAGGACTTCGGCTTTCTCAAGGTCGACTTTCTGCACCTGAGCGCCTACAACGGGTTCAAGTCCCGTGAGGAGATCGAGCGCCTCGTCGCGCTTGAACCCAACTGGTCGCTGCTTCAGCTCACCTCAACGCACGGCAAGCTGTTTCAGCTGTCCAAGCATGGTGACATGTTGAAGGCGGTCAAGCCATCATCCGTCGAGGAGCTCGCGGACTGCATGGCGCTGATTCGACCTGGCAAGAAGGCTTTCCTCGGTCTCTACACGAAGGAGCGGGCTGCGGCTCGCGTGCTGCTGTACGCCAAGGACCCCGAGAGCGGCTACGCTTTCAAGAAGTCGCACGCGCTTGCGTACGCGCTGGTGGTCGTGCTTCAACTTCATCAGATTGAGCAGGGCAGCTTGTGAACGCGAAGCAGCTAGCGAAGGTCGCGTGGTTCGTCCATCGAACGGGCTGTGATGCCGCCGAGGCTGAGAAGTTCCTGAAGGAGGCGAAGTTCAGAATCGACGAAGCCATCAAGCTTCGGCGCGACCACTGGCAGCGAGTGTACAGTAAATCGTAACGCCGCTCAGTCGTTACACTCTGAACCCGCAGGCTGGTGTATAATGACTCAACGTCAACAAGGACACCACCATGAAGTCTGCCACCAAAGTCGCCCTGTTTGCCTACCTTGAAGCCCTCAAGGCCGAAGGCTTCACGCACATTCATGCTGGTAGCGTCATCCCAATGCGCGCCGGACAAGCTGCCGTCGAAGCCAGGTGGACGCAATTCCCGCTGATCGGCGAGACCGAGCTGCCCGAAGGCATCTTCTACGATCGCCTGAGCGGCTGGTTCTTCTTCGATGAAGTCATGTACCTCAAGGTTCAAGTTCGCTAAGGAGCCGCCCATGGCAATCACGAGCATGACCATTCGCGGTCTCGTTGATGAGGACGGCGACACCGTTATTCGCAACGTTGACGCCGCGACGCTGGTCCACTTTCTCAGCTACACTTGCAGCGAGGTGGCGGCGATGAGCTCAACCGAGTTCTTCTTCGCTGCTCTCAACTATCTCGAGATGTATACAAGCATCGCTGACACCGACTCCGCCAAGATCGACACGTGGTACTGAACCTCGATAAACCCACTTCACATCGGCTCATTGTGTGGTAGAATGATCTTCTCTACACGAAGGAGCCCATGATGAGTAAGAAGCGATTGAAGGCCTGGGCCAATGGCGAGATCGATCTCGAGGACATGACCACTAAGGAGATCAAGTACGTACTCGAGCTGGTCTTCACGAAGGTGACCGAAATCAAGTTCGCTCGCCCTGGTGTTGTCGTCTACGGTCAGCACTCGACGGTGCAGTAATGGCCCACACGCTCGAGGAATACGAGGCCCAAAAGGGCTGGTCAAGCGAGTTGTTCGCTGACCACGCTGGTCAGCTGATGCGCGAGCTCATTGACCTTGGCGTGCGCGTCACCATTCATCGCACGGTCATTCACCTGCGTGGCAAGACCGGCTCGATCAAGGCCTACGTTCATCACAACGGCCGCTCACCCGAGTGGGCAACGCTGACGAATTGGCGTGGCGAGGAGCTCGGCTCCTTTCACCACACCGACTTTGATCAATTGGCTGCTTCGGTGAAGTGTGCCATTCTGGAGAGTAAATACTGGGTTACAGTTTGAAGTGTAACATCGCCCCCTCGTTACACCTGAACTCTGTACAGTGGAGTACAATGAGCACCTGATTTGGAAGGGACTTTGAAAGTGAAGATTGTCTACGAACCGCTGCCCGCCGGCATCAAAGCTCACAAGTTCTATCCGGGCGAGCGCTGCGTCCTCATCGACGACAAGCACCTCGCGGTTTGGGTCGACAATCAACTCATTCAAGCCGACCGTCCACTCCCGCAAAACAGCGGCTACCTGCGCGTCACCAACGAGCCGTTGCCCTCCATCCTCTACGCCCACCACACTCAAATTGCCCACATCGCTCGCGAACGCATCACCCTGCCGTTCGCACTAAAGGAGTTCTGATGAAAGACGTTCTGTTTCAAGTGACCTACGGGTCGCGCCTCTACGGCACCAACACGCCCACCTCGGACACCGACCTCAAGTCCGTGTTTCTGCCAGCCATAGACGACCTGCTGCTCGGGCGCAAGCTCGGCACCTCCAAGACGCGCGTGCACAGCGACGGGTCGCCAGTGCCCGACAAGAGCTCGATGCCTGACAACGGCGTGGAGCACGAGTACTTCCCGCTTCAGACCTTCGTGCGCGACTTCGTGCAGGGTCAGACGTACGCGCTCGAGATGGCGTGGGCGGTCCTCGCCAACGGGCCGGATGGCCACACTCTTCAAGCGGCTCGTGAGCACGAGCTGATGGTCGAGCTGGTCGAGAAGTTCGGCAACTGCTCGGTGTACTCGATGGTCAGCTTCGCGATGAAGCAGACGTTCGACTACGTGAAGCGCGGTGAACGGCTGGAGCAGGCTCGTGAGCTGCTCGACGTGCTGAACGTCTGCATGGAGATGTTCGACTGTCTCGACGCAATGGACCCAGGCAGCTATCTGAACCCGCGCCTCGACACCGTGCTGCCCGACGGCGAAAAGCTCCTTCACAAGCTGTCTCGTGAAACCAACCTCGAGCTCGGCACCAGCGTGAACAACAACCGCGCCTTCGAGACGCTGAAGCTCAACGGCCGTGAGTACCTCGAGACTACGGCGGTGTCACACCTCGTGCTCGCCGTGCAGAAGCTGGTCAGCGAGTACGGTGAGCGCACCAATCGCGCTGCGAAGGAAGTTGTCGACTACAAGTCGCTGAGCCACGCGGTGCGCGTCTATGAGCAGGCTCTCGAGCTGCTGGACACCGGCCGACTGACGTTCCCACGTCCGAACGCCGACTACCTGCGCTCAGTGAAGCAGGGTCTCGTGCCGCTCGAAGAGGTGAAGGCTCGACTGCTCGAGCTGGACGAGGAAGTCCTCGCCAAGCAAGAGAGCTCTACTCAACGTCGCAAGACGCCAGAGCTGGTCGAGGCATCGGAAGAATGGTTGCTGACGAAGCTCCGCCAGCTGTACCTTCTTGACTGATCGCCTGTTGTAGCAAGTCGAGGGCCTTACGGTCCTCGCTTGACCGCTTCAGTCGAATCTCCGTTCCGGCTGGAATCAAATTGACTCGGCGGCGTCGAACTTTCGGCGCCGCTTCGAGGGCATAGTTGAAGTTATTGCCGATGAGGCGCGTGACGTGCGCCAGCTCAAATGTCTTGTAGATTCGATTCGTCATCGGCGTAATACCGAGACGACTGAATTCAAAGCTCAGCGGATATTGACCTGACCCACGGTAGAACCATTGCGTGACGACCGAGAGGATTTGTCGAACGTCAAGGCGCTCTTGCTGAGCGAAATCAAGAACGTATGCACCAATCTCCTCCTCGGAGATATTGTCGATCACGACGAGATAGTTCTCTCGCCGATACTCAAGCACTGATAGGTAGTAGAGATTGCCGCTGTCGCTGGCGAACTCCACAATGAGTGAGGGCACTCTCTTCTTCGCCATACTGGCTCCTACTGATTTGTGTCTCCTATTTATTGGTTCGGGACCGCCCTCTTTCAGGACGAGGGCGTTACAGGTTCAGGGGCGTTACACTTGACCGATGTACAAACCCTAGGTTCGCATTATAATGACTTCATCGTCAACTGGAGATCAACCATGTCTACCGTCACCCTGAACAGCCTGATGTCCCAGATCAAGACCCTCTCGATCGCCGACCAGCGCGCTCTGAACAAGCTGCTCTGCGCGAATCTGAAGGCCGCCATGAAGGTCGCCGCAGTTGGCAAAGCCATCACGTTCGACATCGGCGACAAGGTCGTGTTCGACGCCAAGACCCGTGGCATCATCAACGCCGAGATCATCGGCTTCAGCCGTGACCTGTCCAAGATCAAGTGCAAGCAGATTGGTGGCCTCCGCCCCGGCTGCCTGTGGACCGTCACCGCCAACCTCGTGACGACCGCCAAGGCTCTCACAGCC